TTGGTCACGTCGTATGACCAGCTGCAAAAGATCCTGTCCCAGCTCGTGCGACAGGTCGAAAGCATCAGCACCGTGGCCGGCCTTATCTCGGATGTTGCCGACCAGACCAATCTGCTGGCGCTCAATGCCGCCATCGAGGCGGCCCGGGCCGGAGAGGCCGGACGCGGTTTCGCTGTCGTGGCCGACGAGGTGCGAAAGCTGGCCGAAAAAACCCTGACCGCCACCCGGGAAGTGCATGCGACCATCCAGGCCATCAGCTTTTGCTCCAAGCAGGCGGTCGCGTCCATGGCCAGCACCCGCCGGGAACTGGACACGTCGTTTGATCTGGTCCAGTCGGTGGAGAGCAAGTTCAAGGCCATCGCCGGGGCCATGGTGACCGCGTCGCGGGCTATCAAGGACATTGCCCAGCGGGCCGAAAAACACTGCGCCACCGGTTTTGAACTCAATATGTGCGCCATCAACGTGACGGACAACACAGAGGACATGTGCGAACAAGTCCATGACGCCAGTCGGGAGCTGCATCGACTCGTCGGCGAAGCCGGCAAGGCGCGCCTCCTCGCTGCCGCGTCCGAAGCGACGGAGCCTGTCGCCCTGGCCGAAGCGAAATGACGGCGTCACCCGGCGGCCTTCGGTACCTTGCCGGACGGGAAGATTGTGAGAAAGGGCCGTGGCGGATGTCTGCAACCTGCCGCGGCCCTTTTGGGGGCCTGGGCCTTCCAGCATGTTGGATGAAGGGTTTCGGGCTGGTTGCCTCGCTCGCCACGGGTTGATCGAAATCCGGGAACCGGCTATCCTAGACAACTTACGGAAGCGTTTCGTCACCGGTGTGGCGCCTGGACTTCAAATCCAGTGGGACGTCGCGAGGCGTCCGGTAGGTTCGACTCCTATACGCTTCCGCCATCATTAGATTTTTGTTTTTCTGGCCGCTACTCTTCTTCATCCTGGACCGCTCCTGGTCCCACTCCGGTCCCACTGGGTGCAGTTTTATCCCCCCGCGCCCCCCATCAAAGTTACCCGCCGTCCAGATGTCGCTATAATCCTTCTGAGGCGCCGAACGGCTGCGGGTCCTCCCTAAGTGCCGAACGTCAGGGGTCCTTCACGCCCCGGCACGTGGCACTCAGGGATGGAACAAATCCCGTGGAAAAATGGAATTTTCTCGCGGGTGTCATTCCTCGGCTGACGCGTAACACGGTGTGTCGCCATGGGCGGTGACGATAAGTCGCTCACCGATCCCGCCGCCATCCGCGAACAGGTCCGTGCGGCAGTGTCCGTCGAGGCTTCCTACCGTCCGGTAGATCCCATTCTATCGGAGGTCGCCCCAGACGAAACCGAGATCGCTCCGGGCATCACCGTCTCCGATGTCGAGGATGCGTTTCGCTGGAAGAACGTCGGTGATGCAGCCATCGCCATCAAGCTCCTGCGCGGCAAGATTTGCTACGACGCCGTGGCGGACAAGCCCTACCGTTTCAACTGCACGCACTGGCTGCGCGACAAAAACGCCAATTGGCGCAAGGCCTTGTTCGGCGTCGCCGACATCTACGCCATCCGGGCCAGGCATTATCTGGAGCAGGCCAAAACCGTCGAGGAAGAGTGCAATGCCGCGCCCAAGGACGAGCAAAAGTCGCTCAAGCCGTTGGTGAAAAAGGCCCAGAAGATCGCCGAGGCCTGGATCAAGCGCGTCAATTCCTGCCGCGACACGTCCTACGTCCGCAAGATCTGGGAGGCCGCCACTTCCGGAGACGGTTCCCTGGCCATATCCGGCGACGAATGGAACCAACGCCCGACGCTTCTTCCTTGCAAAAACTGTGTGGTAGACCTGGAAAAGGGCAAGCCCCTCGACCCGGACCCGTTCCAGTATTTCAACAAGGCGGCTATCGCGCCGTTCGTCGACCTCCACGCCGAAGCGCCGTTTTTCCTGGACACCATCTCCAAGGCGCTGTGCCGCGACAAGCAACTCATCGACTACTTCGACTACATGGTCGGTTTCGCGGCCACAGGCCTTCAGACGAAGGACTTTTTCTGCGCCTACGGCCCCAAGGGCGACAACGCGAAATCCGTCGTCTTCGAGTGGCTGCGCAAGGTGCTGGGGGACTTCGCCGGCACGATCAAGGTCGAAACGATCCTCGACGAGAAGTTCATGCGATCGGCCGACGGCCCTTCGCCTTCCATGCTCAAGCTGCGCGGCCTGCGCATGGCCGTGACCTCGGAGGCGGACAAGAAGCACCAGTTCGCCATGGCCAAGATCAAGTCCATCTGCTCCGGTGGCGACCGCCTCGAGGCTCGCGGCATCAACGCCGTAGACATCATCGAGTTCAATCCCGAGCTGACCCTCATCATGCACAGCAACCATATCCCCAAGGCGTCGGGCAACGATGATGCGTTTTACAAGCGCATCAAGGTCATTCCCTTCCGGGCCAAGTTCATCGCGGAAAAGGACGGTCCCGAGGACCCGGATCACCACATCTACCACGCCAAGTCCCGGTCCCGCATCGTCGACCCGACGCTGACCAGGGAGATGCCCGGCATCATGGCCTACATCGTGCGCTGCGCCGTCAAAGCGCTCAAGGCCGGCGACATGCCGCCGGCCCCTCCGGCCGTGCTCATTGAGACGGACCAGTACCGCACCGACCAGGACATTGTCGGCCAGTTCCTGCGCGAATGCACGGACCCTGATTCCAACAACCAGGAGCAAATGAAGGACATCTACTTCGCCTTCCGCAAGTGGTGCGCCGAGGAGCAGATGATGCCGCCAAAAGCCATCTGGTCCCAGAACGCCCTTGGGAAGGATCTCAAGCAGCGTAATGAACTGGAACGCATCCCGAGTAATGTCACGTATTACAAGGGACTACGGATCAAGCCGCAATGGCGGAAGCAGGAAGGCGACATCAATGACCAGGAGGCGCATGACTCGGGTTCATTTAGGCCTTTTTAGCCCTTTTTAGACCTTGCACCATGGAAGGGCTAAATCGATTTTAACCAATAAAACAAACAAATTATAATGTATATTTTATACTTATTTAGGCCTTTAGGCCTTTTTAAAGCGCAAGCGCATGGAACGAAAAAAGGTGGCTTTGAAGGATCAGAAAAAAATTCCCATAGGGGGGAATAGCCTGGAAAAGGGCTAAAAGGGCTAACGACAGCTGTAACTTTTTATAAAAACTTAACATTTTCACTCAAAAAGGGCTAATTGTAAAGTCTAAAAAGGCCTAAAAAGGGCTAAGGGAGTCGGTTTTCATGGGTGTGGCGATCGAATGGTTCAGCGAGGACGATCGAAGGAGCATCGCCAAGGCTCTGTTGACGGATGTCGACGAACGCAATGGCAAGGTCTGGGCGGCCTGTCCGTTCCATGCCGAGCAGTCCGTCGGCGGCGCGTTCCGCTACGACCCGGAAAAGGATCGCGGCACCTGCTATTCGTGTCGCGCTTCCGAGGACCTTGTCGGCATCTTCTGCGCCGTCTCCGGTTTCCCCCAGAACGACCCCGAGGGGTTCCAGGCCTTCCGGGACAGGTTCGCCCCCGGCCGGGAGCTGCATCATGGGAACCGCCCCGCGCCCTCGGACTCGGAAACGAAACCGGCCCCGCGCGTCTGGATTCCGAGCGCCGTGGATCTTCCGGACGCGCTGTGGTCCGAGAAAGCAAACGCCTTTGTGCGCCAGTGCGCCGAGCGTTTGATGTCCAGCCCGTCCCGTCTCGAACGGCTCGCCGCCTGGGGCATCGACCGGGACACGGCCGCCAAGTGCCGGATGGGCTGGAACGACAAGGACCGATACCCGCTTCGCACGTCCTGGGGGCTTCCCTTCGAGCGCAACAAGCGCGGCAAGGAAAAACCGCTCTGGCTCCCCGAGGGGCTGGTGCTCCCTTTCTACGCCGAGGGCCGCGCCGCGCGCCTCAAGATCCGGCGACCGCATCCCGAGCGTGGCCCGGAGGCCTGCCGCAAGATCAAGTATTACAAAGTGCCGGGCGGCTGCGAACGCATGTTCGTCTACGGCCGGACCACCTGCCGGGCCTGGGTCGTGGTCGAAGCCGAACGTGACGCGGCCATGATCTGGGGCAAGGTCCGCGACCTCGGCGTTGGCGCCATCGGCACCGGATCGGCTTCCAATCGCCCCGACGCTGCGACGGATGCCATCCTGACCCGGGCCGACATCATCCTGGTCGCCCTTGATTTCGACCATGCCGGCGCGGCCGCCTGGGACTGGCGGTTGTTCGTGCCGAAAAATCCCGGCGACCATCCACGTCAGGCCTGGTGCTGGTCCGAAGCCTACCCGCTGGCCGTGCGCTGGCCGGCCCCGCCCGAAGCCGGCAAGGACGTCGGCGACGCGGTAGGCCCCGGCCTCGACGTCCGGGCCTGGGTGGTGGCCGGACTGCCCCAGCACGTACGCCAAAGCATTTGCGACGCTTCGCGCCGTCGCCTGCGGCAAGCCGTTGCCGATGCCCGCGACCAGTCCGAAACCATCTCCGCCCCCGAGCCGGTCCCCGAGCAGACCGTGGCCGGGGAGCCGCTCCCGGTGGCCACGTCGGAACCATTTCCCGACATTCCTGGTCTGGATTTCCGCGACCCGGACCTTGCCGACCTGTGGAATCTGCTGCCGCCTGATTACCCCGGGAAACGCGCCTACTTTAGCCTTTTAGGCATGTTTTCTCTTTATCCGGCACGGGGGGGGCGCGTGAGAAATAGGGGCGATGGGCCGGAGCTGGATGGTGCGGCACTGTGGATCGACGAGTCGTGGCGGCGCTCGAACCCCGACCTCGCGCGGAAAATTTCGCAATTGTTTTGGGGTGAGGCGTGGTCGTGCTGGCGGGATTGGAGTTGGAACGACGCCCCGGTCGAAATCAGGGACGAAGAGCAAAAGGTACGCGCCTGTGGCGCGGCGTAATAAAGGAGGCAAAAGCATCATGAACACGGAACAACAGGAAGGTCAGTCCCTCGACGCCCTGGCCAGGGAGCTTTTCGGCGATGCCGCCACCTTCCGGGTGGCGGACCCATCCACGATCCGGCTGCGCAAGGAGAACGCCCGCTATTTCAAGAAGGACGTGTTCAAGCAACTCGTGGACAACGTCAAAGCCGACGGCATGCTGTCGTCCATGCCACTGTGCTACGAGCCGGAGCCGGGCGTGCTCGAAGTCCTGTCCGGCAACCATCGGGTGAAAGCCTCGGTAGCCGCCGGCATCCCGCGCATCCTGGTCATGGTGCTGCTTGGGGAGTTGGACGAATCCCGCCTGACTTCCATCCAGTTGTCCCACAACGCCCTGGTCGGCCTGGATGATCCGCAAGTCCTGGCCTCACTGTGGGCAAAAATCCGGGAAACCCAGGACAGGCTTTACGCCGGCCTTTCGAGCGATGCCCTCGGCGAGATGGAAAAGGTCAAGCTGGTCACCTTCACGACGCCGAGCCTGGCGACGCGCACCATGACCTTCGCCTTCGTGGACACGGACGCCGCCCGTGTGGCCGAAGTCCTTGACGCCCTCGCGTCGCTGCCGAAATCGGCCACGGTCCACGCCGCGCCCCTGGAAATGTTCGACACGTTTTTCGCCTCGCTGCAACAGGCCAAGGTCAAGGCGGACGTCAAAAACTCGGCCCTGGCCATGTCCCGCCTCATCGAATTCGCGGCCAGAGCCATGGAGGATGCGGCATGAGCTTCATCGGTGCCGTCGCCTCCCCTGTGAGACAGGTCCTGGCCGGCTATGCCCGCGAGGTAGAAGCGCCCGTGCGCATCGTCGGGGCTGGGAATTTCACGGTTCCGTCCGCACTCCGGGCCGGTGGGTATGCCGGGGAAATCCACGCCTGCGACGTCACGCTTTATTCCTGCGCCCTTGGGGCCTACCTCGCCGGCTGGCCGCTCAAGGCGCGGGAGCGCGACGATTGTCCCGATCAGCTCAGGGGATTCCTGCGCCCGGATTCGCCCATGGACCTCGCGGCTTCCGTGGCCTTGCTCCTCGACCTGCGGCAGGTCTGGAAAGCCCACAATCCCTATCAACTGGCGATCCTCGAACATTACCGCCAGCGGTGGGACATCCTCCTGTCCGGGGTACGGCAGCGTTTGGCCGCGTTCCGGGAACAGGTTTCGTCCGTAGTCTTCGAGGCCCGGGACGGCTTCGCCGTCCTGGAGGATGCGCCTCGGGAAAGCACGGTGTTCGCCTTCCCTCCCACCTACAAACGCGGCTACGAAAGTCTGGAAAAGCTCCTGACCGCCGCTGTCGTCTGGGACCGTCCCGCCTACCGGGAAATGACGGACAAGACCCTGGAGCTCTACGAACGCATTGCCCGCTTTGACGGCTATTTTGTGGTGTTGGAAAAAGACCTCCCCGAGGTCCGGGCAATCCTGGGCCGTCCGGTGGCGGTGCTCCCCAGAGGGAGAGGCAAGACCACGACCATTCTGGCGAAAAAGGCTTCCCGAAAGGTCGTCATCCGCCACGTCATCAAGTCCGCCGATATCGGTCCCGTCTGGTCCCCAGGCGAAAAGGTCCCCGTCGACGCGCGTCTGACCCTTGGCGTCCTGTCCCCGCGACAGACAATCCGCTTCAACGAGCTCTTTCTTTCCTCCCGAATCGACTACTTCGAGGGCGGCGTGGCCTTGTCCCTGGTGTTCCTCGTCAACGGCCGGGCCATCGGCAAGGCCGACTTCTGCAAATCCAGCCAGCAATGGAAGCTCCCCGGCCCCGGGGCCATGATCTACCTCATGTCAGACCTGGCCGTCCCAAGCGCGGAACCGCGTCTGGCCAAGCTGGTTTTGCTGTCCATCCTCTCCAGGGAGGTCCGGGATTTGGTCGACCGGAAGTTGCTGGGACGGCACAGCTTCGTCGGTACGACCGCCTTCGCCCAAAAGCCGGTGTCCATGAAGTATCGGGGCGTTTTCAAGCTCCATTCCAGAAAGGAGAAAGAAGAGGGCTTCGCTCTCAACTATCTGGGGACCTTCGCCGGGTACGACCTCTCCGGGGCGCTGGACGTGTGGCGAAAAAAATACGTCAACATGCCGAAATAGTTGATTTAATTGTTTACAACACAGGTAAAAATGCTAGTCTTTTCGCATGGTTATCAACAAACAACGCCAAAAAGAAGGAGAAAACACCATGTGGGAAGGCGCGGCAATCATCGATGCGTACACCCGGGCCCAGGCGATCGAGGACGGTGTGCTGGTGGACATGAATCAGGATTTTTTCGGGGAGTTGGCCAAGGAAGCCGGTTTTCAGTTCCCCATAGCCATGACCGAAACGGCATTCGCCAAGTACGTGGCTTTGACCCCGGCGGCCATTCGGGCCGGCAACGACATGCACGGTCGATGGTGGGACATTTTGTGGATGCTGAAGCGGGAGATCAAGGCAGCTCGGGGCGGCACTTCGGAACTGCTGTTCCACTTCCATTGTGTGGTGGATCGGGTCCGGCCGACGCCGAGCGTGCTCAAGTCTGTGTGTGGGCCTGGCGACAACGGAGAGCCGGTCATCACCATCATGCTCCCCGAGGAGGATTAGCCATGGCGGTGCGAATTCCGAAGGATCTCATCGCGGATTGCGCGGCCGTGGCCAAGGAATGGGGTATCCGCGACATGCCCGGCCTGGAGTCCAGGATGGGGGACATCCTCCAGGAAGCGGTGAAAAGACGGGCACGGTTTATTCAAGAGGTCATCGATGCAACGCCCAAAGGAAAATTGATTTTGAAAGCTGCTGCGAGAGGCGTTTGGGTGGGCTGCAAGACCCGTGAGGCGATGGACTTCTGTCCTGACCAGACAGCTTAAAAAAGGGCCTCTTTCGAGGCCCGGAAAACATGGAGGGGCTAGCCCCCGAACGTGAGAATTCAAGGCTAGCCTCTCCCCAAACCAAACGCAAGGGAGAAACGAGATGATCACCGTGTCCTACTTCGCCAGCAAAGCCCCCTCCGATCGGAAAATCTGCATCGCCAAGGGGCGTCCGCGCTATTTCAAGGGGCTTTCCTTCAGGGATTTCGCGCCGCTCAACCCCCACGACCTCAACGACTGGCAGAACCGCTACCGCCGGGAACTGGAAGCCCGCTATCCCGACGCGCTCTCTCTCCAGGCCGCCCTAGGCCGTATCGAGGACCGTGTTCCGAACCCCATCCTCTGTTGTTACGAAAAAGACCCGGCCGAATGCCATCGCACCATTCTGGCCCAATTCATCCAGGAGCGCCTGGGGCTTGAAGTCCCCGAGTGGGCTCCCGGCATGTAGGAGCCGCGCATGGACAATGCGGAGCTTGTCGACATCCTGACCCAGACCGAGCGCAATTCCCTGGCCATCCTGACCCAGGCTGTCAACGACTGCCAGGCCGATGTCCTGGCCCACAAGCCGGGAGCGGGCTCACGGCTCATCAAGGCTACGGAAACCCTTGAGAAGTTCAAGGTCAGGTTTGCGTCGTCCGCAACGTCCGCCGCGCCCCTCGAAATCATCGGCAAGATCCCGGCGGTGGAGAAGTACCTTATCGCCGCCGGGTGGAAAGTCGCCAAGTCGAAGCTCTACCAGGATAAACGAAAAGGCCTGTTAAAACTTCAGCCGGACGGCAAGGTCTCCAAGGCGGATGCCGACGCCTATGCGGAGGAGCGCCTTGTCTCTGCCGACGCAGCCCCGGATGCGGAACCGGACGAAGTTCTGGGTATGCGTCGGGACCTTCTCAAAGCGGAATTGGACGTCAAGCAGCAACTCGCCGAGCGGAACCGGATGCGCCTTGAAAAGGAGCGGGGGGAACTCGTTTCGCGCGGCGAGTTCGACGGCATGATGGTCGCCGCCGTATCCGTGCTGCGCTCCAGCATGCGCCAGTGGTTTTACGTCAAGATGCCCGAACTGGTGGAACTCGTGGCGGGCGACCCCACAAAAGTCGAGGAGGGCATCCACTTTTTCATGAACGAGAGCAACGTGTTCTTCAACGGCTTTTCCCGGGTCCGGCTGTTCGATGTCCAGGACGATGATTTGGAGGAATCGGAGGGAGAGGAGGGGGCCTTTTCATGAGCGCCGCGCCCTGCCTCGTCGCGCCTTCCGCGCCTTCCGACAAGGTCGAGGTCGTCGAGGTCGACCGCGCTCTTGTCCATGCTCTCGGCTTGCCTGTCCCTGAACTGGACCAGGACAGGAAGAACTTCTTTCTGCGGTTCTCCTTCTCGTCCACCGTGCGCGCCGCCTTTCGGGCTCCGGTCGGCATGCGCCCGGCGGCCTGGGCGGAAAAGTATTTCATCGTCACCGAGGGGTCGCGCCCCGGTCCCTGGCGCAACGAAAACGCTCCCTACCTCGCCGGCATCATGGACGCATGGGCCGAGCCCTACGTGCGCGACGTCACGTTCATGGCCCCGCCTCAGGTCGGCAAGTCCAAGATCGGCGAAATCCTCGTCGGCTACATCTCCGACCGGGACCCGAGTCTGACTCAGTACGTGGTGCCGGACGAAACGTCCGCCGCTGAGCTGGTGGACGAACGGCTTCGTCCCATGTTCGAGGACAGTCCGCGGCTTTCAAAACTCCTGACCGGCGCGCCCAAGGACCTGACCGCCAAGCGCTTCAAGCTGCGTACCATGCGCCTCATGCTGGTCTGGGCCGGTTCCGTGGCCCGCCTCGCGGCCAAAGCGGCAAAATACCAAATCCGCGACGAGGTCGACAAATACCCGGAAGCGCCTTCGAAAAAGGAAACCAGCACCGAGGCGCTGCTCGACAAGCGGCAACGCACCTTCCGCTGGGACCGCAAGATCTACCGCGACTCCTCCCCGACCAAGGAATCCGGTCCGATTTATCTGGCCTTCAGCGCGGCGTCTGCGCGGTTTTATTTCCACGTGCGCTGCCCCCTCTGCGGTCACATGCAGCGCATGTATTTCACCGATCCCGACGGCCGCCCGTGCGTGTGCTGGCCCAAGGAAGAGGCGGAAGCGGATCGGATCGAGGACGGCCTCCTGGCCTGGTATGAATGTTCCCGTTGCGCCGGCCATTGGGATGACGCCAAGCGCGACCGGGCGGTCTCGCGTGGCGAATGGCGCGAGGAAAAAACCGGCATGGAGTTGTTCGCCTACCTGCGACTCCACAAGCCTCGCCGCATCGCTTTCCACATTTCCGCGCTCTATTCCATGTTCGTCAGCCTGTCCGAAACGGCCGCCGCGTTCCTGCGCTCCAAGGGGAACAAGCTGGCCCTGCGCGACTTCTGCAACGGCTATCTTGCCGAGCCCTGGAAGGACTACGCCGTCGAACGCCAGGAACAGGCCATCCTTGCCTTGCGCGACGACCGTCCGCGCGGCCTGGTCCCCGGCGGCGGCGTGGTGTCGTGCCTGTTGGCCAGCGTCGATACGCAACAGGACCACTTCATTTACCGCATCCGCGCCTTCGGCTGGGGCGGCGACTCCACGACTTGGGGTATCCGCGAGGGCCGCGTGGAAACCTTCGAGGATGTCGAGCGTGTGCTCTGGCAGGACGAGTACAAGGACCCGGACGGCAAGGCCTACCCGGTGCGCCTCACCATCATGGACTCTCAGGGTACCCGCACCGCCGAGGTCTACGAGTTTTGCCGCAAACACGTGGGCAAGATTTTCGCCTTCAAGGGCGAGCAACAAATGGCCGTGCCCCACACCTTCACGGTGATCGACCATTTTCCCAACTCGCCGCGCAAGATCCCGGGCGGCTTGAAGCTCCTTCGCGGCAACGTGACCTACTTTAAGAGCCTGCTCTCGGGGAAATTGTCGATCAACCCGGCCGACCCCGGCGCGTTCCTGCTCCACGCCGAAACCACGGAAGACTACGCCCGCCAGATGTGCGCCGAATACTACGACGACGCGGACGGCGTCTGGCTGTGCCCGGACCACAAAGCCAACCATTTTTGGGACTGCGAAGTCTATTGCCTTATCGCCGCCGACCTGCTCGGCGTGCGCCACTGGAAGAAACCGGAAGACAAACCGGCCGCAGCGGCCGTTCACCATTCGCCATCAACGTCGCGCGGTTCCCGGTCGGGCTCTCGTCCGGTCCCATCCGCCATAGCCAGGAGGAGAGGATAGCCATGCCGAACGATAGCCTGCTCAATGTCGAACAAGTCCGTGTACTCCTCGGCGGCGAGAGTAAGCCCGTGTCCAAGATGTGGGCCTATAAGCTCATCAAGGAGGGGAAGCTCAAGGCCATCCGCTATGGCACCGTCAAGGGTATTCGGGTCTACCGCTCGTCCGTGGAACGCTATCTTCGGGATCGCGGCCGGGATATGTCCTCGTGAGCCTCCCCGACCCCGAAGATGGTGCCGGCGTTGGACGGGGTACACGATAGGGCCGCTCGGGATGGATGCTTTTTTTGCTAGCATTTATTGCTTGCATTGGTAGCAAAAAATGCTATCTTTATTCTTATGAATAGCGCGCACAAAAAGACCTTGGCCGCCGTGTTTGCGCGGCAGACCCCGAGGAATTTGGAGTGGGCCAAGGTCGAGGCATTGCTGGCCGCGTGCGGGTGCGATATTTTTGAGGGGCGAGGATCGCGGGTGACGTTTTCCAAGGGACCGCATTCCCTGGACGCGCATCGGCCGCATCCCGGAAAAGAGGCCAAGCCCTACCAAGTGCGCGATGCCAGGGCGTTTCTTGAAAAGATCGGGATAACCCCGGAAGAGGAGGGGATATGACCCCTATGACCTACAAGGGCTACGCGGCCCGGATCGAATACAGCGACGAAGACGAATGCTTTGTCGGGCACATCGCCGGGATAAGCGACATTGTCGGGTTTCACGGCGATTCCGTGGAAGAAATCCGCGCTGCTTTTCATGAGGCTGTTGATCATTATCTGGAGGCTTGCGCGGCCAGAAACGTGCCGCCCAACAAGCCCTATTCCGGCAAGATCATGGTTCGCGTCAGCCCGGAACTGCATGCCCGCGTGGCCATGATTGCCTCGGCAAGAGGCGTGAGTCTCAACGCCCTGGCAACGGAAGCCCTGGAGCACACCGCGCAGAGCTAGCCACAAGAAAACGAAACCAACGGGGTCGGCGGAAGTCGGCCCCGCTAAACATCTTTTCCCCACCATTGACCTGATTTTTCTCTGTTTTTCGTCGTATTATGGCGTCCCTGCCGCCTCGGCCTCAAGCCGTCATTTGAGATTTTTGAGCCGCAATCTCGCCGTTCTGGCGGCTCTATGTCTAACATATTTTAATCGTTAGCGATTAATATCCCTGCATCTTGAAAAAACCGTTTGCCACGTTCGTGACGTTCGCATGGTAAACTGACATGCCCCCATGATTGCCCTACGGGGCAAGCATGCCGAACCTCTTCTCCCTGTACGACGACGCCGAGCTGGAAACGCTCATCAGCCAGATCAAGGCCGCCATTCCCAAGGTCTTGGCCGGCCAGCGTGTGAAGATCGACGACACCGAGTACGACTACAACACCCTCGACGCCCTTGAGTCCTTCGGGACAGGGTTGGCCAGGGAGAAGGCGGCGCGTTCGGGGACCTCTTCCCGCGTCACGGTTTTGCGCCCCCGTCGTCCTGACGCCTGGAGGCGCTGGTAGTGGCTGCCTCCGCGCTGGTCGACCGCTTTGGTCGTCCCTTGGCGGCTCCGGCCTTGGGCCGAGTGGGCGGCGTGACCCGGATTGCCGGCAGCCATCGCGGCACCCTGGCCGGCTGGTGGCCGCGCCGCAACACCGATTCCTCGGCCTCGCGGGAGCGCGACGTCATCGCCCGCCGGGCCGAGGACCTTGCCGCCAACGACGCCCATGCCGCCGGCCTCATCGGCGGTCTGGCCACGAACGTGGTCGGCACGGGCATCAAGCCGCAATCCCAGGTCGAAGCCGCCGCCTTGGCCCTCACCGATGAAGACGCTGTTTCCGAGCTGCGCGACCAGATCGAGGCGGCGTTTTCCCTTTGGGCCATGCGCGCCGACGCCGGGGGCCGCATGACTTTCGACATGCTCCAGGCCCTCAACATCCGCACCACGCTCATTCAAGGCGAGTTCTGCAACCTGTGCGTCAACATGGCCGACGCGCGCGGCGGCCTTCCCCCGGGACGGCACTTTTCCATGGCCCTGCAATCCATCTCGCCGCAGCGCATCCAAAGTCCGTTCGGCCAGTGGTATTCCCCGGATGTTCATGACGGCGTCAAGCTCGGCGTTTTCGGCGAACCGACCGGCTACTGGATTGCCCAGCCGGACATGACCGGCAACATTCCGTTCGGGCAGGCGCTCAACGCCCGCTACTATCCGGCCAATATCGCCCACCGCCCGGTGGTGCTCCACGCCTTTCCCCAGACGGACCCCGAACAGTTCCGAGGCCGTTCGATCCTGGCCCCGGCCATGAAGTTCTTCCGCGACCTCAACGACTGCCTCGACTACGAGCTGGTCGGCCAGCTCGTCGCCGCCGCCTTCCCGATCGCCATCACCTCCGACATGTCGGGCCTGCTGCAGGGGTTCGGGAACGAGTTCAAGGACCAGGTGCGATTCCGCCCCTATGAGGAACGCGTCGCCGACGTGCAGCCGGGTTCCGTGCTCGAACTCTACCAGGGCGAGGACATCAAGGCCCTGGAAAGCAAGCGGCCGGGCAACAACTTCGACCCCTTCGTCACGCGCATCCTTCGCGCCGCCGGCGCGGCGGCCGGCATCCCCTACGAAGTGGTGGTCAAGGATTTTTCCAAAACCAACTATTCGTCGGCTCGGGCCGCGCTCCTCGAGGCCCAGCGCGTGTTTCGCTGCTACCAGCAATGGCTGATCGTTTCCTTTTGCCAGCGTGTCTGGCGGGCCGTCGTCGAAGAGGCTTTCGTGCGGGACATGGTCAAGATCCCGCAGGGCGCGCCGGATTTCTACGAGGCCATGGACGCCTATCTTGCCGTGTCCTGGATTCCTCCGCGCCCCGGCCATGTGGACCCGACCAAGGAGACGGCGGCCGAAATCGCCGCCATCGAAGCCGGCATCGCCACTTACGCCGACGTCATCGCCGCGCGCGGCGGCGACTACGAAAACACCTTCCGTCAGCGCAAGCGCGAGCAGGACCTCGCCCGCAAGCTGGGGCTTTCTTCCGCTTCGGCGTCGACCGCCGCACGCCCGTCAGCCCGGGAAGAGGAGCCCGAAGGGGAAGCATTCCCTCGGGATGCCGCCCCGGAGGACCAACAGGCCGCGTTCGGTTCGGCCGCGCGGTTGTCCGCTCTGGAACGGCTGCGGCCATACCTTGCGTCCGACGAAATCCACGAGGAACACGCATGACCATGGAAAGCTCCCATCCGGCCCCACGCGTGCTTTCGGCCATCATGGCCGAGCCGTGGGCCATCCTGCCCGGCTCCCTGGAACTGATTCTGGAAATCGCGGCCCGGCGCGGCGACCCGGAGGCCCTGGCCGTCAGGCGCGGCACGGCCCTGGAAGGTTCGCGCACCGTCGAGATGCGCGGCAACGTGGCCATCATCCCGGTCATGGGCCCCATCTTCCCCCGGGCCAGCATGTTCGAGTCCATCTCGCAAGCCGCAGTGTCCGTGGAAACCCTGGCCAGGGACCTGCAAGCGGCTCTGGACGACCCGGCCGTCGCATCCATCGTGCTCAACATCGACAGCCCCGGCGGCCAGGTCTCGGGCATCCATGAATTCGCCTCCCAGGTGTTTTACGCCGGGAGCGTCAAGCCCGTCGTGGCCTACATCCAGGGCACCGGCGCTTCGGCCGCCTACTGGATCGCCTCGGCCACGTCCCGGATTTTCGCCGATGCCGCCGCTGTTGTCGGCAGCATCGGCATTGTGGCCACCATCCCCAAAAACGACGGCAAGACACTCTCCATCGTTTCCAGCCGGGCCCCGAAAAAGCGTGTCGACCCCGAGACCGAGGAAGGCCGGGCCGAGGTCGTGCGCACCCTGGACGACCTGCACGCCGTGTTTGTGGGCGACGTGGCCGCCTTTCGCGGCTTCACCCGGGAAGAAGTCGAACAGAATTTCGGCCAGGGCGGCGTCCTGGTCGGCGCGCGGGCCGTCGCCGCCGGTATGGCCGACGCCCTGGGCAGCCTCGAAGGCGTGATCGCGGAATTGTCCGCACCCCGGCCCCTCGCCGGAAACCTCAACGCGAAGGAGGCAATCATGCCCGACGCGAACAAGCCGGATGCCGGCGGGGGACCGACCGCCTCGCTGCGCGACCCGGCCCAAAGCCAGGCAGCCATATTGGAGGCCGTGAAAAATTCCGGGGCGCTCATCGCGCAAACCAACGACGAAAAGCCTTACCTCATCCTCCCCGGTCCCACGGCCGACGACGTGCTGGCCATGGTCACGGCCATGCACGGCCCGGAAGCAGCCCACGCCATCACCGCCGCCCTGGCCGAGGCCGCCGCCTTGAACGTGGAGCCCAAGGCCTACGCGACCCTCTTCGCCAGGTTCGGCGCGAAACAGCCCGAGGCTCAGACTCCCGAGAAGTCCGAACAGCCCGCCGCCCCGTCCCCGCTGGCCACGCTCCAGGCGGCTCTGGCCGCTCCGGCCGCACCGGGCACGGTGCCGGACCAGGAAACAGGTCAGGCCGAGCGGGTGCGCGCCGCGATGAAGACCGGCGGCGAACGCCGCTACGCGGGAAGGAGGTAACAAATGGCAACGCAAGGATATTCCATTCTCGCCGAACACGTTCCGGACAAGCTCATCGCCGGCGACGCCAAGATCGTGACCGCCGCCGGCACCATTGCCTCCGGCGCCGGGGCGCTGGTGCGTGGCACCGTGCTCGGCAAGATCACTGCCAGCGGCAAATACCAGAAGGCCGTCGGCACGGCCGAGGACGGCAGTCAGACCCCGGACGCGATCCTGGCCGAGGACACGGACGCCACCAGCGCGGATGCGCTGTCCGTGGTCTACCTGTCCGGCCAGTTCGCCGAATCGGCCCTGACCCTGGACGCGTCCCTGACCCTGGACGGCATCCGGGACGGCCTGCGCGACAAGAACATCTACCTGACCAAAACCGAGGGGTAAGCCATGGGCTACGATATGTTCGACTACCGGGAAATGACCGGCGTGCTGTCCACCATGTTCTCCCCGCGCATGTTTCTCCTTGAGACGTTCTTCGGCGGCACGGAGGTCAAGACCCACGACACCAAGCACGTGGACATCGACATCGTGCGGCGCGGCCGCAAGATGGCCGCTTTTGTCTCTCCCCGGCGCGAAGGCCGGGTGGTGGACCGCGAGGGCTACCGCACGGCCACGTTCACGCCGCCCTACATCAAGGAGAAGAAGGTCACCACGGCCGAGCATGTGCTCACGCGCCGTCCGGGGGAGACCATCTACGCCAAGCCCATGACCCCGGACCAGCGGGCCGGCGAGATCCTGGGCGAGGACATGACCGAACTGCGCGACCGTATCCTGCGGCGCGAGGCCTGGATGGCCGCGCAGCTCCTCAAAACCGGGGTGGTCGTCTGCCAGGGAGACGGCATCGACGTGACCATCGATTTCGGCATGCCGTCGGACCACAAGATCATTCTGTCCGAGGTCGACAAGTGGACCGCCGACACGTCCGACCCGTCGGGCAACCTTGTGACTTGGCGGGAATTGATCGCCCGTGATTCCGGTCTGGTTCCCAACGTGGCCGTGCTCGGGTCCGACGTGGCCGCAGCCGTGCGTCGCAACGAGCTGCTTATGAAGCAGCTCGACAGCCGGCGGGTGACACTGGGCCAGATTGATCCGCAGCAACTCCCCGACGGGGTCATCTATCTGGGGCAACTCGAAGCCACCGATCTGTATTCGTTCAGCGATTACTACGAGGACGACGACGGCGACCTCCAACCCATGGTCCCCGAGGATTACATCTTCCTGGGGTCCACCCAATCCGCCAACCGTCGTCATGCCGGCCTCATCGAGGACCTGGACCTCAACGCCGAGGCCGAGGTGCAGTACTTCGCCAAATCCTGGAAGAACCCGGATCCCAGCGCCCGTTTTGTCATGGTCCAGTCCGCGCCGCTTCCGGCCATGCACCAGCCTGACGCCTTCGCGGCCATCAAGGCCGTTTAGAGGAGGGACGCCATGAAAATCGCCCTGACCAGCGCCTTTGTGCTGCGCGGCAAGCACTACAAAGCCGGCGACTGCCTGGAGGTGGAGGAGTCCATCGGCGCGGCCGCCATCAATGACGGCGCGGCCGAACAGGTCTTCGACCTGGCCGCTTCCGCGTCCGGGGACACCAACCCCAAGACGGATGGCGGCAACCCCGACCCTAAGACGCCGACCGACGACGGCGCCAATGCCGGCCCCGGAAAGTCCGTCAAGGCCAAGTCCTGACCGTCCTCCAAACCGTCCGGGCGGCGCTGCCACGCTGCCCGGACACAAAGCAAGGAGTCTGGCCGTGACGTTTACGCCTCTCGAAGCCCTGTCCCTGACGGCGTTTGTGACCGTGGTGACGGGACTCGTGGTGCATGCGCTCACCAAGCGCAACTACGTCAGTCATACGGAATGCGAGGAGAGGCGCGTGCATGTCTGCTCGACGCTCAAGGCCGTTCAGGACGATCACGCCGAACTGCGCCAGGACATCAAGGACCGCACCAACATCCTGTTCCGCATGGTGCGGGCACTGATCGCCCACGACAAGGACATGCCCGACGGCATCAAGGCCGAGATCCTGAACGAAACCCCGGGAGGGAAATGACATGCCCGAAAGCAATGCTCCGTCGCCTGAAAACGGACAGCCCATCGTCACCCCGGCCGCGCCGGGAAAATCCGACGACGTTTTGGCCCGGCTCGATACCCTGGCCGGCAGGTTCGAGTCGTTCCTCAAAACCGTCGCCCCAGGCACGCTGAAATCGACCGGGACCGGTGCCGATGGCGCCGACGCCGCGTCGACGTCCCTGGCTTCCCGCCTCACGCCGCGCATGCTGGCCTGCCTGTTCCTGGCCGGCGTCCTTGTGGCCGGGCTGGCCATCGTATCCCCGCAGCAGCTTCCCGTGGCCGGGTATAAGCTGTGCCTGGTCGTGCTGGCCGGGCTGCTCGGCTACTGGCTGGACCGTTGGCTTTTCCCTTACGCCCGACCGGACGGCTACCTGGCCCGGGAATGGCGGGCCCATGGCCGCGACTATCCGGACTCCGAGGCGGATTACGCGGTGGTCCCGGGCTACGAAACCGTGTTCGCCGCCGCGCTGCTGCGCCGCGCCCTGGTGGTCCTGGGGGCCATGCTGGGGCTCGGGCTGGGGCTGTAATGGATACGCTGCGGGGCGTTGGCGCGTTTTTCCTGGCCGTCTGTCTGGCTGTCGCGGCTGCCTGGATGGTTACCGGCTGCAAGCAGGCCGAACGGCCCGAGCCCGATCCGGCCGCCGCGCCTGCGGCTCCGGCGTCCCCGACGTCCGCCCCCGACGCATCCCCGGCCGTGCCCGCTCCCGGCGTGCCGCAGCGCGCCATGCGCTACCGCTCCGAGCTGATCCGCAACGCCCGCGTGGCCTGGGGCCTTTCCGCTCCGGTCGCCACCTTCGCGGCCCAGGTGCACCAGGAATCCGGCTGGCGTCCGGACGCGAAATCCCCGGTCGGCGCGGTCGGCATGGCCCAATTCATGCCTGCGACCGGTCGGTGGATTTCCCGGCTGTTCCCGGAGCTGTCCGCCAACGAACCTTACAATCCGTCCTGGGCGCTGCGGGCGCTGGTCACCTACGACAAATGGCTCTGGGACAGGGTTTCCGGCCGCGACGCCTGCCAGCGCATGGCCATGGCCCTGTCCGCCTACAACGGCGGCCTGGGCTGGGTGCAGCGCGACAAGTCCCTGACCGAAGGGCAGGGCGGCGATGCCTTGGTCTGGTTCGGCCAGGTGGAGACGCGCAACGCCGGACGGTCCGCAGCCGCCTTCCGCGAGAACCGCGGCTATCCGCGCCGCATTCTGGGCAGGCTCGAACCGCTCTACATCCGGTCCGGATTCGGACAGGGGGTGGCCTGTGCTCAATAAGCTCTGCATCGGTCTGGTCGTCCTCGGCATCGCCAGCGCCCTGGCCTTTGGCGCGGGCTACTCCCTCGGCTTCGAGCGGGCGGACAACGCGCGCCGGGCCGAAGTGGCCGCGCTCAATGCCCAGGCCGCGACCTGGAAGGCCGAGCAGGCCCAGGCCCTGGCCGAGGCCGAATGCAAGGCCCGGGAAGCCCTCGAGGACGCCCAGGGCAAAGTCAACGCCCTGGCCACCCGGCTCGAGGCGGCGCGCCGCCAAAGCGCGGCCAGAATCACGGACATCACCAGGAGGATCAAGCATGCCACGGCTGGCCTGGATTGTGTTTTCGGCCCTGATTTTGTGCGGCTGTACAACGAGGCCATCGGCGCCGCCGCCGATCGTGCCGGTGGTGGTGCCGTGTCCCAAACCGCAAATCCCGGCGCAGCTTCTGGAGCGTCCGGAGCCGCCCCGGCCGCTGACTCCCGACTACGACCGGCCCGGGCCGTGACCCCGGCCGACATCCTGGCCAACATCCGCGATTTCGGCGCGCGCTCCCAGGCCATGGAAGCGCAACTCGGCGCGCTCATCGACCTGACCGAACAGGGAGGAAAGTGATGCGTCATTTTCTGCAACGGTTTTTCAACGGCGTGAATGTCTACTGTCGGTTGTGCGACCTGGGCTTTTCCGTGTCCCGGGCCAAGCGGTGGGGTCTCGTTGTCTCCAAGTGGGTGCATCCCGTGCTCTACGGGAAAAGGAGCTGAGGTCATGCCGGATATCGCCGATAGGGCGCAACTGGACGAACAGGCCCATATCCTCGACGCGCTCTCCCGCCGTGACGACAGGGACGACGCCGGGCAGACCCGTGAAAACGGCGTGGTCGTCTGTTGCGACTGCGGCGAACCGATTCCCGGCGCGCGGCTGCGCATCCTGCCAACGGCCTGCCGGTGTGTGGAGTGCCAGGACAAGGCGGAGGGCAAGGCATGGTGACCGCCCGCGAACAGTTCGCGGCCGACATCCTGGCCGCCTTGCCGCACCTCTCCGGTTTCCAGCCGGCCGAATACCGACCCAAGGAAGGCGACCCGGTGGAGACCTACGCCATGGTGACGGACGCGGCGCTGGAAAACGACGGCCGTGTGTACGGCGAGTATGCCGCCATCCGCGTGCCCATGGCCCATGTCCCGGCCCCGTCGGCGGATGACTGTATCGCCATCGGTGGCGAGGTCTGGGAGTTTCGTGTCAACCAGGGCGCGAAATTGCGGCGGGAGCGCCGGTTCCCGTTCTGGGTTCTCCAGTGCCGCTTGAAGGGTTCCGTCGGCGTCGGGGGGCGGTCGTGAGCAAGGCGTTCCTGCTCCAGGAGTCCAAGGGCTTCAAGGGGGGGCTGGGCTTCGCCTATTCCTTGTCCGAAAGCCCCTATCTCGCCGACATCCTGTCCAGCTCCGATCCGGCTGTGCGGCGTGTGGCGCTCAAGGCGCTCAAATCCACGGGCTGGATGGTGCAACAGAATTGGCGGCTGTGGTTCAACGCGCCTGGGTGGGCCGCGAATTCCCCGTTGACCAAGGCGCTCGGCGGAAAGCGGACCGGGCTCAAGTTTCTGCGCCAGTTCGTGCGCTACAAGGCTTTCAGCGACCAGATGGCCGTGGCCATCGGCTTCGGCAAGGGACGCAGCCGCGCCAAGAAGTTGTCCGACGGCTACACCGGCGTGGGCATCACCGGCCTGGTGGCCGACAGCCTGCTCGGGGCCGATCCTGTCGTCACCTACATCGCGTCCAAGGCCGAATACGGCTGGCACGGGCAGGTAACGGACAAAATGCGCCGCTTCGTGGCTTCCAAGACGCGCGCCCGCTCCAAGGCCAAAAAGCCCAAGGTCGGCCGCAACTTCTACGCCCTGTCCAAGGACAAGGCCGTCATCGACGTCCCGAAGCGCCCTGTGGCCGCGCCCTATTTCGCGCGCATCACGCCGAAGATCCCGGCCTATTTTCTCATAAAATTCAACAAGAACTGGCGCGAGCTCATGGGGGCAACAGCATGACCACGTCGCAACTCATGGCCGAGCTGCGGTCTCGCCTTTCGAACAGCGCAGCCATCGGGGCCTTTTGTCAGGAGTATTTCGGGAAGAGTCTCACCGTGCTGCGTCGGTACGACGACAACGCTCCTCCGAAACCGTCGGACCACCCGTGGATATCGCTGGAGCTTTTGGGCGACCAGAAAAGCAACAAGACGCAGATCGTTGTCCGCACGGTCTTTATGGTGTGCTCGGTGTGGCGCGATCCGGACGGCACTGCCGATGACGGCGAGGACCGGGCTTCCGATCTGCGGGAATTGGCGGAAAAGGCGCTCATGTCCCCGGGCCTGGGCAAGGTTGAGGCCGGCGACGATGTTTTCGCCAATGCCGAAGACGGCTGTTTCGACAGCGCAACCACCATCATCATCACCAACAAATAAGAAAACGGGAGGCAGACATGGCGGGCATTCTCGGATCGGGCGACCTTTATTTCGATCGCCAGGACGACAACGGCAACAGCACGGGGCTGCTGCACATCGGCAACACCACGTCGTTTATGATCACCGAGTCCTCGACGCTCAAGGAGCGCACGAGCAAAATGAAAAAGACCTACGGCCAGACCCTGGATTCCGTGGCCATCCACGGCGCGCCCAAGGTCTCGTTCACCCTCAACGACCTGATCCGCTCGAACCTGGCCCTCATCCACATGGGCGACGACGCCGACGCGACCCAGGCGCTCGCGGCCGAGGCGACCAAGATCTTCGCCGTGGAGGATGTCAAGGCCGGCGTCTTTTACGAGCTGGGCGCGGCCGGCGTTTCCATCACCAGCGTCAAGGACGCCTCGAACGCCGATTTCACCACCTATGAAATGGACGAGGACGGCGGCCTGTTCAAGTTCACAGAGGCCCCAACCGAGCCCGTCACCGTCACCTATTCCGTCCCGAAGATGTCCGGCTACACCATCACCGGTTCCACCCGCTCTACCATCAAGGGCCGGCTGCTTTTCATCGGCAAGAACCTCGCGGACCAGACCAATATGCGCGTGGATTGCAAGGAATCGCAGCTCACGCCGAAAAACGGCCTGGACTATCTGTCCGACGACTTCGCCGATGCGCAATACGAGGGCACACTCAACACGCCGTCCGGCGAAACCTCCCCGTACAGCGTTCGTATGCTGTCCGCCGCCTAACCGGAGCACGCCATGCGGAAATCCAACTCTCTGAAGATCGAGCATCCGAACGGCGAAAAGTCCGTGGCCGTCCTGGAAATGACCGTGGCCGACATGCTCGCCGCCCCGTCCATCCTGGGGCTGGTGTGCACCGGCGATGTCGACATGCTGGTGCTGTCCCTGGCCATGGGGCAGGCCGGCGAGGAAGGCCGGAACCTTCTGCCGAAAATCAGCGACCTGGGCGAATCCATTTCCGAGGTCGGCGGTTCGTCGCTGCTGCGCATCCTGCGCAAATGGGCCGAGGTGAACACGGATTTTTTCGGCAATCTCCGGACGCTGTGGGAAGCCGTCAACGCCGCGCCGGCAGAAAAAACACCCAAGGAACAGGCCGCCTAGATTCGCTCGATATTCTGGCCCGGGCCGTGGACCGCCTTGTGCGGCGCGGACACGGCCCGGCCGTGTACGGCTACGGATTGTCCTGGTTCATGCGTTGCCTGCGGGCGGCGGAGGCGGCCGATGCGACGGCGCGCAAGGACAAGCTCCTGGAGCGGGCCGGCCGGGCCGTGGACATGCGGCTGGCCGCCCACGGCAAGGCGGAAACCTTCAAGGATCACGTGAACGATTTACTGCGGGAGGTTGGCTAGATGGCGGGCGGTTCCCTGGATATCCTCATTCAGGCCAAGGACGAGGCTTCGGCGGTTCTGGAGTCCATCCAGTCGCGCATGTCCGGGCTGGGGAGCCAGGGAGCTTCCTCCTTTTCCAAAATCGACTCCGCCGCGTCCGCCGTCACCACGCGCCTCAACGGGCTCTATGCCGCCGCCGTGGCCGTGTCGGCGGCCTTGACCGCCGGCAAGTTCGTCCAGGTCCCGGCCCAGTTCGAGAGCCTTGCCAAACAACTCGAGACGGTCACCAAGTCGTCGAAGACCGCCCAGGAAGGCATGGCCTGGGTGCAGGACTTCGCCCAGCGCACGCCTTACGAACTGTCCCAGGTCACGGACGCCTTCGTCAAGCTGACCTCCTACGGTTTCGATCCCAAGCAGCTTCTTGAACCCATCGGCAACGCCGCGTCCGGCATGCAAAAGGAGCTGGACCAGGCGGTGGAGGCTTTCGCCGATGCCACGCGCGGCGAGTTCGAGCGTTTGAAGGAATTCGGGCTCAACGCGTCCACGGTCGGCAACCAGGTGACGTTTTCCTGGATGGAAAACGGCCAGCAGATGGAGAAGACCGTCACCAAGAGCGCCGAAAAGATCGGCGAGGCGCTTTCCGGCATATGGGAGGGCATGTTTTCAGGCGGCATGGAAAGCCAGATGTCGACCTTCGAGGGTCGGCTTTCCAACCTCATGGATGCCGCCACCCGCGACATCCAGCAGTTCATGTCCGCCGGATTGTTTGAGTCGATCAAGGCCAAGTTGGCCGAGCTTACCGAGGCGCTTGCCGAATTGGAAAAGTCCGGCAAGCTGGAGGAGTGGGGCCGGATCGCGGCCGAACAGTTCGACAAGATTTGGGAAATCCTCAAGACCGTGGGCAAGGAGGCCAAGGATTTCATTTCGCAGTGGGGCAAGCTGCTGGTCGCCCTGGCCACGGTGGCGGCGATCACCAAGGCGGCGGGGGCCCTCAGGCAACTCACGTCGATCTTGATGAAATCCAAGCTCGGCATCGCCGGCCTTGTCCTGGCCGCGCCGGAGCTCATCGACCTGACCACGTCCCTGGCCGTCAAGTTCGACGCGCTCTACAACCCCATTTCCAAAACGAACCGGCTGCTCAAGGACGCGGCGTATTATCAAAAGCGGGCGGCCGAACAGAATCAGATAGCCGTGGACATGCTCAACCAGCTGATTGCCGCGCAAGGGCAGTCGGTTTCGAGCATGGACGAGTTCCGCCGCAAGGTCGCCGCCGGCACCATCGTCCTGAAGGACAACGCCGGGCAGATTGGCTTGACCGCCGACCAGTACAAGGCGTTGTCCAAGGAGATCAAGGACGCCGGCACGGCCGGTTACGCCTACCTGTCCCAGGTGGCCGACCGCTACGACATGGCCGGCAAGGAAGCCAAGGCCCTGGCCACCACCGAGGGAGCGGCGGCCGCCGCCGGCCTGGCCGCGCAAAAGGACAAGTACGAGGCCGTGCTCGCCGTGGCCAAGTCCGTGGCCGCTGCCCAGGAAAAGCTGGTCAACGAATCCGCCGCCAATGAAACGCAAAAGGCGGCGCTCCGCAAGCAGGTCGAACAGGACCTCATGAAGGCCAAGAAGGACGCGCTCACCGACTGGCTGTCGGCGCTGAAATCCGGCCTGGACGAGGCGCTTGCCCAGGAAAAGCGCTACGCCGAGGAGTCCCGTGAGGCCGGCAAGACCACGGAAGAGAAGCTGCGCGACCTCAAACGGCAGACCATGACGCAGTCCGCGGCCTACTACGACGAGCTCAAGGTGGCGGCGGAAAAGCTGGCCCAGGCCGAGCAGGAAGCGTCCAAGGGCACGGCCGAGGGCTACGACAACGCCATGAAGCTGGCCAAGGAGGCGCAAAACGCCTACGCGGCATCGGCTTCGAGCGGCAAGGACGTGGTCGGCCAGGCCCAGGCCGTGCAGACGGCCATGAAGGGCGTGGCCGACGCCGGCCAGGTCTGGAAGGACGCGGCGGACAAGGGCAAGGACGCCTGGGCCGAAGCGGCCAAGTCCATGAAGGACCAGATTGCCGAGGTCAAGGCCGAGCTGGCCGACATGCAGAAGTCGCCGCTGTCGCTCAAGGTCGACGTGGACACCGAGGCCGTGGACAAGGCGTTGGATGCGCTCAACGGCAAAAAGACCGAGTCCGAGCACACCGTTGAACCGGATACAACGGCGGCGCAAAAAGCCATCGCCGAGCTAGAAAAGGATACGTACAGCACCCATTACGTCTACGAAAAGAAGGTCGAAGCCTACGCCACGGGCGGCCCGGCGCGTAGCGTCCCGGCCATGGTCATGCCCGGGGAAGTGGTCATCGATAAGGACGCGGCCAGGGAAAACGCGCCGTTGCTCCACGCCATCAATTCCATGCGGCTTGCCCGCGAGGCCGTGGCCCATTTCGCGGCCGGCGGCGGCGTGTTCCGGCCGTTTCGGCGAGGACTGGTGCCCGGCGTCGGGAACGAGGATTCCGAACCGGTCATGCTGGATGAGGGCGCGTTCGTGGTGCGCAAGGCGGCCGTGGCCAAGTACGGCCGGGGCGTGCTGGACGCCATCCAGTCCGGCCGGATGGCCGGGGTGCAGGCCTTTGCCACGGGAGGATTCGTCTGGCCCGACTGGATGCGCAAGATTCAGGCGGCCACGGCGGCGGCCCCGGAAACGCCCACCCCCATGACGCCGCAACGTCCGACGCCGCTTTCCGTGGCCGTGTCCGTGCCGGCGGCTTTTCGCGGCGCGACCACGCCCCTTGCCGCCGCGCCCGGCATGTCCGCCCACGGCGCGGCCGCCGTCTCGCGCCTGGACGGCATCCGCCACGCGGCGGCCGTCAGCTTTGCCAAAGGCGGCAACCTGGACGAGCAACTCGCGGACATCGCCCTGGAACGCAAGCGCACCCGAGAGGATTACGACGAGGCCGTGTCCGACGCCAAGGGCGACCATGACGACCAGCTCGCCGACCTGCTGACCCAAGAACAGGCGGACCTGGACGACATTGCCCAGACCCTGGCCGACACCCTGGCCGATCTGCAAGCCGCCTGGGAGGAGGCCCAGGCCGCCTACCAGGAAGCGATCGAGGAAGCCCAGGCGGAAAGCGACGAAGCCCTGGCCGACGCGCAATCCGACTACCAGGATGCCATGGACGACGCCCGATCCGAGTACGAGGAGCAGAAGCAGGAACTCCAGGACGCCGTGGACGAGGCTTATGCCGCCTGGCAGGAGAAGAAAAAGGAAGACAAGATCGAGCACGGCTACACCAAGACCACCATCGGCGCGAACACCATGGGCGGCAAGCCCACCACCCATTACTGGGTTTCGGACCAGGACGCCCTGGACGATTGGGAAGCGGAGGTCGAGGAGCTGAAGCAGGCCTACGTTTCCGCGTTGCGCGACCAGAACGCCCTGGGCGGGTTCCGGATTCCGACCGATGCCGTGGCCACCCTTGGCGAGGCCAAGGCGGAGGCCAAAACAACCCTGGACGAGGCCACCGGCCAGGCCCTGGCCGACCTTGGCGACGCGCAAAACACCTTTACCGCCGGCACGGACGAGGCCAAGGCCCAGGCCGCCGACGACACCCAGGCGACCAAGGACCAGGCCGAGGCCGACAAGGCCGATCTGGCCGCCGATCTGGCCGACACCCTGGACGACCTGAAAAAGGATTTCGACCGGGCCATGGAGGATCTGGATATCGAGGAGGCCCGGGCCCGGGCCGATGCGGACGAGGAAAAGGGCTATTCCATTTCCGGGTTTTCGCAGTGGCTTTCCTCGGGCGGTCCGGTGGCGGTGCTGGACCGCATCCGCAAATACGCCGCCGGCGGCTGGGCGGCGCTTTCGGAAAAGCTGCCGCGCTTCGCGGACGGCGGGGAGGTCCCCATGCTCCCGGGCGCGGTGGCCGGCCAGGACAGCGTGCTGGCCAGGGTTATGCCCGGCGAAGGCATGGTCAACGTCCAGGCCATGCGCTCCATCCTGTCCAAGCGGGCGCTGGACGCCCTCAACAGCCTGGACCTCGAGGGGTTCCTCGGCGCGCTGCCGCGTTTCGCCGACGGCGGCGTGGTCCCGGGCGGCTCGCTCGCTGCCGCAGCCGCCGCCGTCCCTGACGGTGCGTCCTCCGGCTCCGGTTACACCGCCACCCTCAACCTGTCCCTCGGCGGCAAGACCTTCGAGACCCGCGCCACCGAGGCCACGGCCATGGCGTTGGCCCGGCAGTTGCGGCGCCTGGGCGGGAGCATGAAATGAGCATCACCCTGGACACGCTGCCCCTGCCGGACGACTGCCTGTGGCAAAACGAATTCGACGCGCTGCCCATGGCCGTGGCCACGGCGCGGACCCTGTCCGGCCGGCTGGTCGTGTCCGAGACGGCGCTCGCCGCCGGCCGGCCCATTGACCTGGGCGGCGACGACGCCTGGATCGTCCGGTCCGATCTGCTCACGCTCCATGGCTGGGCATCCACTCCCGGTTGGTCCGGCACGCTGAGGCTCCATGACGGCCGCGCGTTTTCGGTCCGCTTCCGCACCCAGGAAGAAAAGGCCGTCGAAACGGCGCAGGTGCGCGACACGGCCGATCCGGCCGGCGACGACCGCTACCAGCTCGTGACGTTGCGCCTGGAGACCTGTTGATGGGCGCGGCCAAACAAACCATGCTGGTGCGTGTCGGCAAGGACACGGACTGCCCGACGTCGCTCCTGGAATTCCCCAAGCAGGACGTGGACCCGGGCGAGGCCGTGACCATCCGCGTCTGGGCTCCCGATCCGGCGCTTTTGACCGGCCTGCGCCTGGACGCCGGGCTGACCTCCCTCGGCACGGGGAGCCCCAACGTCTGGCCCGGGCAGACCACCTGCAAGTATTTCGACTTTGAGGGCGACAATGAGGCCCAGCGGTTCGACTACCCCGTCACCGGCGTCTCGCGCGTCATCGCCTTCTCGCCGCTCTACGGCATTTCGGATGCCGGCGGCATCACCACACTGGCCCCGGCCGGGGCGGACATCACCGGGCTTTTCCACCGACGCGGCTATGCCTGTCTGGTCCCGGCCGCCGGCCTGCCCAAACTCTACGGCACGGTGCATGCCGTGGGCGTTCGCGCGCCGTACTGCCGGGAATGGGCCTGGACCTCGCCGGCCGATCCGCGCGGCGCGCAGTGGTTCTTTCTCTGGGAGGACGGCGAGCTTACGCACCGCTTTTCCCTGACCCTGTCCGAGGACCCCGACGACACGTCCATCTGTTTCACGGACATCAAGATCCGGGTCATCGACCGCCGCACGGCCGGGGCCGTGCTCGGCGCGAATGTGGTGCTGGGCGGCGTCAGCGTCGGCCAGACCGACCAGCGCTACGGCTTCGTCAAGGTGTTCCGCCATCTCTCCGGAACGTTTCCCATCGTGGTGACCAAGGCCGGCTACACGGCGTCCAACGCGGACAGCTACACTGACAACGACCGCATCACCATCCCGCCGGCCGGCGGGGAAGTGCGCGTGAAAATCGGGGGCTACGCATGAGCGCGGTGCAAACCATGCTGGTCCCGTTCTCCTCCTCCGGCCAGGAAAACGGCGGCGTCAAAATCGAGGTGACGGCGCAAACCGTGGACCCGGGCGAGGCGGTGCGGCTCTACCTCTGGGGCGCGTCCCCCGACGCTCTGGCCGGCTACTCCCTGACCCAGGGCGCGGACGGGCTCGGCGCCGGAACGCTGCGCCAATACCCGGGCCAGACCGAGGCGCGCCTGTTCGACCTGGACGGCACGGACGGCCTGAAATCCTTCGACTGGCCGGTGGTGCGGCTCCTGACCGTGGTCGCGGCGGGGCACTGTTTCGTCGTGGACGGCAATGATGTGAGTGTCGTCGCCCTGCCCGGAGAGGATGTGACGCGGTTCTTCCGGCTTTCGGGCAATGCCCTGGCCCCGGCGGAAAACGCGCCGAAGCTGGCGGGGTCGGTCCTGGCCACGGCCGCGCGTTCGGCCTGGTGCCGGGAATGGCGCTGGACCACCCCGGCCAAGCCGGCGGCCGGGTTCCCGGCCGGCACCTGCACCGACGACGAGGACGACCGCGACGACACGGCCTACTGGTTTTTCCTGCTGCGCTGGGGCGTGTTGCGGGAAGAATTTTCCATGGAGCTTGCCTGGAACGATACATACCGGGATGAAACAAGCGAAGAAGAAGGAGAAGATGAAGACACTTACGCTGTCGTTTTCTGTATAGACACGACGGGGTCGATGTCTGGAGCCATTGAGTCCGTTGTCGAAGCCCTTGGAGCTTTTTTGAACGAAGCGTCAAGCATGTACCTTAACATAGGTGTTGTGACGTTTGGAGATGAAGTTCCGTATCGACGGAAATTGGATATTACCAACAATATCGATATTGTATCAACGTTTTTATCGAGTCTCGAAGGGTTCGGTGGCGCGGACGGCAAGGAAAACCAGCTGGACGCTATCCGGACAGCATGCGGAATGTTCGCAGGATACAACAAGAGAGCAATTTGCCTCATAACGGACATTGATTACCACATTGCTGGGGACGGTGGGGATTCGGAAACGGAAGCCACTCCTGATATCGTCAATGCAAAATTGGCGGAATACAATGCGAATCTTTTTATAGCTTGTTATGATACCTACGTGACTGGAGAGGGTACAAGCGAAACCATACACCCCTATAATCTCCTTACCATGACGTGGATAGGCGACCTAGAAGATATTATGACGGTATTGACGAACAACCTTGTCCGAGAATTGGAGAAAATGTGATGCTTGTATCCTCCGAAATCATCATCCGCAAAAGCGCGGTCGTCACCGACACCGCGTCGAACGGCGGCCGCATGAGCAAGCACGCCGTCACGTCGGGCGCGAACCGCAATTTCCTGCGCGACTGGACCCTGGCCGAGGCGCAAAACGGCGGCACGATGTATCGCAAGTTCTTCCTGCACGCGGCCAATGCCGACGGCCTGACCTATTCGCAAGCCGGCCTGCACCTGCTCGCGCCCTCGGCTGCGGACGAACGGGTGGCGCTTTTCGCGGGCATGGCCACGGACACCCAGGCCGACCTTTCCGTCAGCCCGACGACCTACGGCGCGGGGACGTTGCAGGCGGCCGTGGCCGCCGGGGCCACGACTTTCGCCGTGGCGCTCAAGGACACGGACCTCCTCTATTTTCACGACGGCGACACGGTGTGTCTCTACCAGGCCGGCGCGGCCACGGACGGCAGCGAAGACGTCTACGAATACCATGACAATATCACCGTTTCCCATGCGGCCGGCGTGGACACCATCACCCTGGCCGACGGCGACATGGCGGCCAATGCCTACGCCGCCGGGGACGGCTGCGCCTCGGTGCTGCAATGCGGCGATATCGCTCCGACCGTGGCCATGACGGCAATGACGTCGGCCGCCGGCATTGTGGACGTGTCCGGCATCACGCCCGACGCCATCGCCGGGATCGACCACACGGTCACGATCACCTTCACCTCGGCCACGGCTTTCTCGGCCGTCTCGGACGTGCTCGGCGCGTTGGGGGCCGGGACCATTGGCAATGCCTTCGCGCCGACCAACGCCGATTTCACGCGGCCCTATTTCACCATCGCGGCCAGCGTCTGGAGCGGCACGTTCGCGGCCGGGGACATCGTAACGCTCGGCCAGACGGCGGCGGCCGCCGCGTTCTGGATGCGGTCCGTGCTGCCGGCCGGGGCGGCCCCGTTTTCCGGCGACGCCTTCGGCCTGCGCGCCATCGGCGGCAGCAACTAGGAGGATGCGGGCATGGCCATCACCGTCGCGCCCTATGCCGGGGCACTGAAACATTTGCTCTCCGGCGTGAGCTGGGAAACGGACACCGTCAAACTGGCGCTGCTGGGTTCCGGCTACACCTTTGACGTCGCCCATGCCGTTTTCGCCGACGTGTCGGCAAGCGAGATCGCGGGCACCAACTACAGCCCCGGCGGCCAGGCGCTTTCCGGCAAGGCGGCGACCCCGGATGGCGCGGGCGGCGTGACGCTCACGGCCGACAATGTGGTGTTCGCCGCGCTGACGGCCAGCGACATGGGCCATGCCGTGCTCTACATCGCCGGCACGGTGGGTGTCCTGACTGATCCGCTCCTGGCCCATATCGGCTTCGGCACAAATCCGGTCGACGTCTCGGCCGAGGATTTTCCCGTCAACTGGCGCAGCGCGGTATTCGTCATCGCCGCGTCGTAGGAGACACCCATGGCAGTCACCAAAACCGCACGCACGCTTCAGGCCCCGGCGACCAATGCGGCCGGGGCCAGCACGACCGGCTCCGCGATCGATCTGACCACAGCGCTCGGACTCTCGGGCACGCTGCAAATCACCAACGGGAGCACGGCCCCGACGGTCGCGTGTACGGCCTACATCGACGTCAGCAACGACGCCGGCACGACCTGGCGGCAATGGCTGGCCATCACGGCCGGGCTGACGGCTTCGACGGCGTACACCTATCCTTTTTCGCTGCCGGCCGAGATCCTGTACGCTCGGGCGCGATTTGGCGGCAATACGGGCCAGGGCGTGACCGTGGAATGTCTGGGCCACGAGCTGACGAGCGTGTAGTCCATGTCCGGCGTCTGGCAATGCCGTCCCCCGCTAGGGACGCCCATAGACTGGAGCAATCCGCTCACGCGGGGGCTGGCGACGTTCATCGACGCGGCCGGAGACCGCGTGAACGGCGCGCCGCTCACGCTCATGGGCGCGGCCGTCAAGCGCGAGGACGGCGCCATCTATTCCCCCGGCGGATCGAGCGATGGGGCATACGTTCCGTTCGCCCCGGGTTTGCTCAATGTCGGCCTCGACGCGACGATCATTCTTTTTGCCAGGGTAACGGCGCTGGTGAACACGTCCGCCCTGGTTTCCGTCCCGCACAACGCGAGTTGGTCCAGTCCCTGGGGCGCTTTAACCTTGCAGCGCAACGGCACAAACTCGGCCTTGCGATTCACTGTGGGCGACACTTCCTACGGCGGCGTGGATTCGGTCAGCGGCTTTTTCTATGTAGAAGACGACGTGAGTTGCTATGCCGTTTCGAGGGAAAACAGCGATGTTTTCTTTTATAAAAACGGGATAGGGTACGCCGCCGGCACTACCGAAGGCGTCGGCTTGAGCAATCGTTCGCCCAATTTTGCGAACAGGCAACGCATCACGATTGCGAATCGTTGCAGCACCGCTCCCGGGGAAGCCGCCGGGGGCATTTTTCTGCCGGCCCTCATCTACCCAAACAGGGCCTTATCGATCGAAGAACTCAACGCGATCCGAGCCAACCCCTGGCAGTTGTACGCGCCACGCCGCACGGTATTCTTCTTTTCGGAATCCTCTCCGGAGGTCGCGGCCGGTCCGGCGACATTGTCCTTCTTGCTACCTACGCCTCTGGTCCCGGTGGCCACGCGCGGCACGTCCCGCCGATGGTCGGTCAAGCGGCTGATCCCGGTCGGCCGGGACCTCGCCGTGCGTCATCTGGCCCCGGGCGTGGTGGCCGATTACGCGGCCGCGCACAGCGTGGCCGGATGGGTACGGCGGTCCTTCGCCGCCGCCCATGCCGTGCCGTCCATGGTGGCCGGGGTGTTTCGCGCGCGCCATGCCGTGCTCGAGGTCAACCCGGCCAGCCGCCAGTGGACGTCGCGCCACGGCATCCCGGCCGACACGGCCATCTTTCGGCCGGCGTCCTGGTCGGCCGTGTTCGACGACGACGGCTCGTCCCTGGACCTCTCCGGCGCAAACATCACCGGGGACCGCGAATCCTATGCCTGGAGCGTGGACCTGACCTTGCCCGACGCCGAGGCCTGGGCCGACTGCACGCCCGGACGCCGGCTGACGCTGACCGTCTCGGGCCAACCCTTCGCCCTGGTCCTCGAGGGCCGGACCCGGGACCGCGCCGCGACCTCCGCCGAATGGACGGCCACGGCCCGTACCGTCTCGTGCCTGCTGGGCGAACCCTACGCCGCCGCATTGTCGCAGTCCTGGCCGGAGACGACCGCCAGCCGGGCCGCGTCCGAGTTGGCCGGGCTGGCCGGGCTGTCCTGCTCATGGGAGGTTTGCGACTGGACGTTGCCCGCCGGCAGGCTGACGGCGGACGCCGAGACGCCGGCCTCGGTGCTGTCCCGGTTGGCGCAAAGCTGCGGCGGTATGCTGCAACCCGATCCGGCCGGCGGCGTGACGGTGCGCTACCGCTACCCGGTCGGCGTGACCGAATACGCGGACGCCGCGCCCCGGGCCGTGCTCACCGCCGCCGACGCCGTGTTGACGCTCTCCGAAACATTCAGCGCCCAGCCCGGCTACGACGCGGTCACGGTGGTGGACAACCGGGCGGCGGCGGACGGCTGCCTGACCTGGGAGCTGGACGACGACCGCAACGCCGGCCGCGACACGTTCCCGCCCGGGAGCCCTTGCTATTTCCGCGTGTACCACGAGGTGGACTACGCCGTGCGCGCCACCTCTGGCACACTGGAACGGATTGCCGTGGACGAGATGGAGCGCCTGACCGAGACGGTCGGTTTCGACGACGAGGACACGGCGGACCTGGACAAGCTGGTGGCGGCCGTGGATGCGGTCGTGTGGTGGGGGACGGACCTTGGAGCCGTCGCGCCCAACGGCGGCGCGAACGTGCTGCTGTCCGGCGGCGCGGGGTTTTCCGTGGCCGAGATCACCTACCGGACGCGCTACGACGTGTGGAAGCTGGTCCCGGCGGCGCTCGGCGAGGCGTTCCCGGTCATGCTCGAACTGGCGGAGGTAAGCGCATGAGACTCACGGTGACGCGCGGCGACGGGGTATCCCCCGCGCCGGACGAATTGACGGCGGAGCTGGCCTGCTCCGAAGCCCCGGCCACCCAGGCCGGGCGCAATTACCTGGACGAGTACGGCCAGGACGCGGCCGAGGTCGACGTCACGTGCATGCCCGAGTCGTCCGTGGGCGTGCTCCTGCCCGGTGAACTGGTGGAGATCGACGACGGCCCGGCGGCGGAAACCTGGCGGGCCACGGTGACCGGCATCGAAATCACCCTTGCCGTGGCCGATTCCGGCGCGGCAACGCTGACGCAAACCCTGACCGTGGAGCGTCCCCTTGAGTAACGCCCTGGCCCAACTGCGCCGCGTGGTCGCGCCGGCCCCTCGCCGTCGCGCCGCCACCATTGTCCGCATCCTGGCCGGCGGCCGGGTGGAGCTGGCCGTGGCGGCCGACACGTCCGGCACGGCGTCCACGGCCGGGGCGACCGCCGCCCGACCGGAGGTCTACTGCGGCGTGACCGTATCGGTCGGCGACCGGGTGCTTGTCGAGGGCGACCGGGTGATCAGCCGGCTGGCCCGGGAGGCGGGGAGGGCGGTAAGGATCAAATAGCCCCTTCACTGGCCGTTCCCCATCAAAGGGCGCGGACATCCCCTCGAGCAATGGCGGAATCCGGCTCCTGTTCGGGAACCACATGCTTCGGGAAGCGGTGCTACGAATACACCGCACAATTTGGCGCGTTGCCAGACTCCAGTTCGATGTTTCATCGGGGGTGCGGCCGCGCGCGATCGTGCAACTGGTGAGCGTGCCGTGTGCTGTGGCGCAACGGCCGGTTCGTGCTGCCATGAGTCTGCCTGGGGGCCAGCCTCTGCCGACGGACCAGTCGATGCCGGCCCACATGAAGGACGGGCAATCTCGTTCAGCGTTGGAGCAAACACTAATAAAACAACACTTGAACATCCTGAGATAATTTTTCTTTGGGAGAGGCGTCTGTGACTACACGATCCGGAAACATTTTAGACAACTCACCCTGGATGCTTTTGACAATATTTTCCCCTCGTTTATCATATATTATACGGATTGTGTTTTTGGCCATTTTGTCTCCTGACTCTTCAAGGGAGGAAAGGATATTCGAAGACTGAAACCCCTGCTTTGTCAATAAAGATGTGGCAGACTGTGAGTCTGTTAATTGTCCATCAACATGATATACAAAGACTTTGTAGTTCGAATTGCTTGCAATTTCATTAAGTTGGGCTACAGCGGTCTGTATTTTTTTATCTGTGCCGGACTGTTCAAGGCCTTGCGCTGTTGACTTTGTTAAACTAGAGGTGACGTCCAGTTGACGCTTGGCACTACTAATCTTGCCATCAATATTCTGAAGGGATTCTTCTATTTCTTTTGTTTTTTTGTTTAAGGTCATAGACAACTTGCCTATAGTCGATTTTGTTTCATCGTCAAATGCCTCTATCGAACTCCTTATTTTCTCCATTCTTTTATGGGCATCTTCTGCGGCTATTTCAGCTTTAAGAGCGGCATTTGATGCTTGTAGTGTTGCAGTTTCAATCCCAGACATTCTTTCTTTCATCATGCTTGTGAAGATTTCTTTCACCATGAATGTCAATCCAAATAAAGAAATGATCGTAACAACAATACCCCATAATTTGAATTTTTTAAACGCCCAATTTTCTATGTCATATTTGATTTCCTCCAGTATTTTAACTCTAAGGACACGTTCATATTCATCGAGTGACATTCCAATTCTTTTTTCTTGATCGTTAGCCTCGGACATGGTGATCTTCCTTTGTTAAGTTTTGTTTCTTAAATAAACTCTGATAATAAGTTAGTTGTGGTGGTGCTGGTGTATGAGCCTCCACGAGGAGGATACCACTGTCGGATATTATATCAACTATAAAATATAAAAATACAATAAAAAAATCAGCAAACGATTACAAATAGATATCAAAACGAGACAAGGGCGTGTGGGAAGGTTGGCTTATTGACCGATGGTCCGCTGGATGCGGATGACGACACCATCAAAATCCTGACGCAACTCATGTTCCCAGATACGTAGCACCTGCCAGCCGGCCGCTGCCAGTTGTGCAGTGACCTCGGCATCACGGGAGACGTTGCGGGAAATCTTTCTTTCCCAGAAATCATGATTTGTTTTCGGCATCCGGAAATGTTCCGGACAGCGATGCCAGAAGCAGCCATCGACAAAGATGGCAAGCCGGCGTGAGACGAAAACGATGTCGGGCCTTCCGGGCAGATTGTGCCCGATGCGGTAACGGAGGCCGAGGCTCCAAAGCTTTTTCCGGAGCAGTAATTCGGGCTTTGTGTTCCTGCCCTTGTTGGCGGCCATGCAACGCCGGCGCTGTTCCTCTGTGAGGACATCGGTCCGTTCGTCGCTTTCGGCCACGGTCATTCCTCGTCATCATCGGACAGACTGATCGGAATTTCATCACCGAAGGGCAGGGACTCCGGAGCGATGGACACGCCGTCCGGGGTGACACCGGCCGGCAGATCTCCGAACACCCGGATCAAAGAGGTCGCGAAACCCGACAGGTCTCCGGCGATGCGGAGTCTGGCAGTCCCTTCTTCCAGGCCGTAAATCCGGTAGAGGTCATAACGCCGGCCCTCGTCGGCCATTTCCAGAAGCTCGGCCATGGAAACGTGCAGGGGGCGCTCGAACGGCCCGGTGGTGGATTTGACATCCAGACGGATTTCATTGCCGGCTGCATCCACGAGGGTGAAGTCGTAGGGTGCGACAGCGTTGGCATCGGAAATCCAGGTATATTCCCTGACCAGGCCGGCCCGCTTCTGCTGTCCGAGCCAGGCGTCAATGAGCGCCTCCCCGTCACGGCCGAGCGTCTCGGCATTCTGTCGGGCACGCTGCAATGTCTCCCGGGTCATCATGGTGCCGGAACGACGGCGGAACAGCCGTTCCGTACCTTCAACCCCTCCCAGGGCGGCGTCCTCGATCGCCCCTCCCAGGGTGAACTCCTGGGCCGGGTGATCATCCGGCAGCGCGGCCATGTCGATCAGGGTTTCCAGTTCAGGGGCCGTGAAAGGAACCATCCGTTTGGGGCCGAGACGATTTTCCAGGAGGGCATGAAGCGGGGCATCTGCCGCAATCGCGGCAGCGACAAAGAGAAGACGGGCGGAAGTGGGGATGATGTCGCCTGAGAAGTCAAAGATGACAAAATCGCCCTGGGCAAGAGGGTCGAATCGGTCCGCCGTGACAGCCGTCGGGATGATCTCGCCGTTGAGCCGCCAGTTTTTGTAGCTGCCGCCCTTGATGATCTTGCGCTGCAGCCGCAAAGCCCCATGAAGTCCCGGACCAAGAAGCAGGAGATCCAGGCCGAGATAGCCGGCCTTTCCCTCCTCGGTCTCGGGCAGCGCGGGGAACAGCTGCTTGACGAAGACATCGGCATTCAGATTGATGGATTTCTGCTTTCCCGCGTGTTGGAAGGCCAAATGGTGCTGAAAGATCGTCAGGTCCGAACGGGTCAGGCGTTTCAGGGCGATTTTACCGGACACTTCAGCCTCGCAGGGTTTTGAGCATGATTTCCGCCAAGGCCTTGGCCATAAGCGGGGGGACGGCGTTGCCGATCTGGCGGAAGCCGGGGTTCATCGGGCCGACGAACACGAATCCGTCCGGGAAGGACTGGAGCCTTGCGGCCTCGCGTACGGATATGGTCCTGGCCTGCCGGCTGTCGTAATGGATATGGGAATAGCTGTCCTTCCCCAGGTGGGCCATCAGGGTCCGGGCGGGGCAGTCCGCCTCCATCTTGCGCCATTTGTTGGGGAACTTGTCGGGGTCGTAAGGAGGAACGGTACCCTTCCAGAGTTGCATGTATTCTTTTGAATTCTTGGTGGGAGCAAGCCCTTTGGCCTGGAGAGCGGCAAGCTTTTCGTTGAACAGCGCAATCGCGTGCCGGTGGGCCTCCGGGTACTGGTCGCCGGGCCGCATCCTGGCGAAGATGGCGTAGTCGCGCGGCAGGAAGCGTATGACGTGGTCGGAGATTCCAACGCTGCTTTCAAAGCCCGGCCAGGAGCGCATGAGTCTCCCGTAATCCGTTATGGGGCGGGATTCATCATAGGGCAACAGGCTGTCGAAGCGGCGGGGACCCTTTTTCAGCTTTCCGTTCAGGTGGCCGGTGATGGGCGGCAGGTCCTGCAGCGCCTCCCTGGCCGTAACCGCGGGTGGCAGATGGGGACCTCGTTCGGGCGTTGGCAGGAAGCGCGATTTGTTGTCCAGGAGGCTTAATACGCCGTTGCCGTTATCGGGCAGATACTTGAGCGCGACCTGTCTGGAGCCCTCGTAGCCCCTGGGGAGTTCATGCCGGCGGGTCGGTTCGGGAAAACGAATCCGCTCCGCAATGCCGGCGGCATAGCCGATAAGAAAGGCCCGTTCGCGCATCTCGGGAACGCCGTAATGCACGGAATTGAGCAAGGTGTAGCCGCAGGTGTAGCCCAGTTCCTCCAGGACCTCGCAAATTTCCTCGTAGATGTTGTGGCCACCGTGGTTGAGGACGTCAGGTACGTTTTCCACGAGAAGGGCCACAGGTTTGAGCTGTTTGATGAACTCCAGGTAGCGCAGGTAGAGGTTGCTGCGGGGGTCCTTAATGAAGGCGTGGGGATGTTCGGCCACTTCCCGCAGCTTGGCCCGGCCGACGCGGGCGAAGGCTTGGCAGGGGGGGCCGCCGACGACGACGTCGATGGCCTCTTCCGGTTCCGGACAGCCCATTTCAAGCATGAAGGAATGGGGTTCGGTCTTGACGATGTCCCGGCTTTGGGCGTGGCGTTTTTTGTCCTCACCTTCCAGGTCCGGGTAGAAGTTCAGGGCATGGGATGCGGCGGCAACAGGGTCCATTTCAATGGCGGCGCGCAGCTCATAGCCGGCGGTCCTGAATCCCAGGGAGATGCCGCCGCAGCCGGCAAAGAGATCCAGGACACGGGGAGAAGCGCCGGCGCGAAGGCGATCAATTTTTTGTTGGATAATCGGGTACATCCAGGAGTCTCCGGGGACACAGCCGGGGGCGGAATGGCTGGTCCTGATCCGGAAGTCGGATAGCATCGGGGAAGGCCGGAGTCAAAACGTGGCGCAGGGGACCGGCAGGCCACAGGGACGGATGATCTGATCAGCCACGCTTTGACTCGTCAGCCTGTGCCCGGGTACCAGGATAGCCAGGCCGCAGCCGAGGGGAAAAACTTCCAACAGTGGGCATATCCGATGCGATTCGACGAATTGGTGGACTTTCTCGAACACAGGATGACGATGCAGCATATCTACCAGCCGCTGCTGATTCGTTCGCTGGTGGATGCCGGGGGATCGGCGACCATCCGGCAACTGGCGCTGGCCTTTCTGGGGCAGGACGAGAGCCAGATTGTTTTTTATGAGCGGAAGATCAAGGAGATGCCGCTCAAGGTGCTGCGGCGGCACGGGGTGGTGGCGTCGCACGGCGAACTGGTGGAGCTGACGGCGGGGCGGCTTTCCTTTGAGGAGAAGACCCAGATCCGCATGCTCTGCGACCGTAAGCTTCAGGAGTACATGCTCAAGCGGGGCCTGGGTATCTGGGAATATCGGATGCTGGAGACCGAGCCCGTGCCCGGGAGTCTGCGCAATCGGGTCCTGGCGGAATCAGGCGGCCGGTGCGCGCTGTGCGGGGCCACGAACAAGGACCGCCCCCTGGACGTGGACCATATCAAGCCCCGGTCCAAGGGCGGCAAGAACGAATACGCCAACCTGCAGGTGCTTTGCTCCCGCTGCAACAGGGCCAAAGGGAACAAGGAGGACACGGACTATCGCCCCCTTGTGCGTGAGGAGGCGGTTCCTGGTTGCCCGTTCTGCTTTGAGGCCATCGAAAGCCGGATCGTAGAGGCGTATGATTCCGTGGTGGCCATTCCGGACGGCTTTCCGGTGACCGCCGGACACCTGCTCGTCATCACAAAGCGCCATACGCCGGACTGGTTTTCCATGTCCCAGGCAGAGCGCAACGACGCCGACAGTCTGCTGCGGATACTCAGGAACCGGCTAAGCGAGGACGACCGCAGCATCACCGGCTTCAACATCGGCATGAACGCCGGCGCATCTGCCGGGCAGACCGTGTTTCATGTGCATATCCATCTCATCCCGAGACGGGACGGAGATACGGAGCATCCACGCGGCGGGGTAAGAGGGGTGATTCCGGGGAAGATGGGCTATTAGCAGAAAAAAGTATGCCGGTTCTGTGTTACGCTAGACAGTAGTTCAGAAAAGAAAGCAATTCGCAGTTGGCAATTTCTACTCTGGGGTCCCTCAACTAAAAATACCGCAGGACCATGTTGATTGGAAAGGGGGGGGCGATGGCATGCAACAGTCCCGTTGCTATTCGTGACAGCTTAATGCTTTATTGGTTTTAAAATGGACAGCCAATCAAAAGTTTTTAAAAATTTGTATGAATTGTTTTTAGACTGACTCTTCGTCAAGAAAAAGGCCTATGGTTTTATTTTTTCGAATTTTTTCTTTTAAGGTATTTCTTGCTGATAGAGGGAAAGATGAAAGCTTAGAATCTATATGGACAAAAGCATCGCTAATAGTTGTTTTTTTGGCAATTAATTGGGATTGAGCACTTATCAAGAAAAAATAAAACTGAGATTTTTCGTTAATATATTTTCCCAGCTGAGTTAATGTTTCTTCCATACACAAAATATCGTCAAAAAAGTTGCAAATTCTGAATTTGTTAATTAGTGGATAAGTTGATTCTGGATGTTGTGATATTGTATCATTAATTATGTCGAGCGAAGCTGCTTTGTCTTTTAAATAAAAAGCTTGATATAAAGCATGCATTGAAGCATTCATTTCCTTGGCTTTCTCTAGTGCAACATTGTCCATGGCTTTAAATAATTCTTGTATTTCAGCATCGATGGCGTCGGCTCTGTCTTGGTGAACTAAACAATTGAAATAAGCTTGTATGTAGAAAGGATTTGTTTTTTCGGCTTGGTAAACCTGGGTTGCAAGAATAAGTGCTTGGTCAAATTCCTCAAGAGATATAAGCGCGCCAACAAGTTCATTTTTTGCAGGCAAAAATCTACTGTTTATTTCTAAAACTTTTTCAAAACAACTTATTGCATCGGCATATCTTCGCATGTGTCTATAGTAGAATCCCTTAATAAAACTATGTTCCGGTTCAGATAGTTTCTGGACTTCTGAAAGGCATTTAGTGTTTCGAGTGCGCGCCAAAGAAAGGCATAAGTAATAGCGAATTTTGTCAACAATATTTTTTTCAATTTGTTGTGGTCCTCTTAGTACTTTATTTGCCAGGGTTATGACATCGTTATATCTTTTCCCTCTGTCGTAAAGATCTTTGATTACACGTATAAAATGTGAAGGTATCAAGAATTTTGATTGAAAATTTATATCGTCTTTTAGCTTTTCTTTTAATGAAAAAAAATAGTCGGCCAAGTCGAAATTTTCTTCTTTGATAGTGTCTATGAATTCATCGACATGTTTCTTTATGCGTTCATGAAATTCGTGTGGCACGTCAATCCTATGCCGTAATACATAGTCACGAATTATATCACTGACTTTGATATATTCTTTGTTCGCACCTATGTGTTCGCACACTGAGTCGTTAAAAAAGTCAGACAATGCCTGCTTATAATCACTTTTCCCATCGACCAATACATCTAGAAGATTGTAGTCAATGAAATCAAACTTTGATAAAACAGCAAGCAGATCAAAATGCCTTGTAGTATAGTGTTGGAAAAGTAAAAAAGCTTTTTCTCTGCTGAAATTCACTATTTGGTAGGATTGTTGTTTTGCCTTTATTATGCCTTCTTTATTTATCAAGTCTACAGTGAAATATACTTGGCCTGGATATCCAAATTGAAGGTCTAAAAAGTGCTTAAACTCTTCTTTGGGGAGCTCCAGGTGGGTAAATCGAGCGTATTTTCCTAATAATTTTTTCCTGTCGTCGTATGACAACTCGGGAATATGGATATGAAACAAGTGGTCTAGGTTCCGATATGTTGAATAACTGATTTTATATGAAGAAAGAATGCATATCACAATCGAGTCGATTGATTTTATATTATTGAGTAATTTTAAGAACCAGTCGGTAATGGTATTGTTTCTTGATACTATTGCCAAGTGATCTGATATGAAAAGTATTTCCCGGCATTTTTTAATATCAACGAGTAGCCTTGATAAAAGGTCAATTTTCTCTTCTTTGGCCATCGATGAAAGATTCCCGATGCTGTTAGTATCAGAAAATCCCAGGTTTTCAATTTTCAAGATCAGGTCGTCGATGCTGTCAAGTTCGCCCATGTCGATGAGGGGGGGCAGGTAAGAGTGTTTGATAAGATCAAGCTTTCGTATACAATGTTTTAAAAAAGATGATCTCCCGATTTCTTTCCAGCCCGATGCTATGATACAGACTGGCTTTGTTCTGTCGTAATCATATATACGCTGCTCAAATTCTTCAATCGATTCGTTTCTTCCGACAAAAAATTGCTCTCTGTCTTTTTGCATGGGGTTGTCTTCCCAAAGTAATTCTCTAATCTTTTGTTCAATTCTGCGTGCAGCTAGCTTGGGCCGTAAGATGGGCTTGATATTGTATTCTGCACGCATCCAGTTCGGTATTCTGGCGTCAGTGTAGTCAATATCTTTGTCGATAATTATAGGAAAAATTTTCCTCAAAGTCCCCTTGGAAAGGTTGTCTTTTGCTAATTGCAATTCAGTTTTTACCCAATTAGAGTTAAGCGCTGAATTTGATAAAAAAATAACAAAAATTTGTGAGCTTTCTAGTGTTGAAATGATTTCATCAAGTGACTTCATCCCCTCTTCAAATGTGTATTCATCATAGACACAGTAATCGTGACCAAGATTGTCCGCAACGATCTTAACGTATCGAATTTTGTCCGAACTGCTGTGTGATAAGAAACACTTTATCATTGGAAAAACCTTGTACTTTGCTGATGTTTGCTAGGTATGATTTGGAAATATTTGCCTAGTGCTATTCAATATTTTCCTTTACGGAAAGTTTATTGAATTTCATAGAGAAATACAGTGATAAATTCATTATAACCTTTCCCAAAAACTGCCCCATCTTTCAGAGCCTTGTCCGGATCCTTCGCATGCAGGCCGCAGCTCTTGGTACACAATATAACAATTTAATTGTTTCGCATTTCTTCGTGGAGGTGCTGGTGTATTTAGCTACAGGTTTTTGTGTCTAGTTTATATGGTCATACACCAAAGGTGGCTTTTATTCGTTTTGATTTATTTAGATATAGCAGCCAGGCAATGCCAAATGAAAGAGATAGTATGAATTGAACTCCAGATGTATTTATGAAGAAATCAATTCCAAGGTTTAGGGCCTTATACATGAGGATTGGGTAGATACAGTTGATAATTATCGTGGCGACAATATATGCTTTTGCGTAGGCTATTCCTTTTTTGTTTCTTCTATAAATATAAATAACGGCTGTAATCCCTGTAAATAGCAAGGCGTAGGAAAAATAAAAGAGTGTTGTGATTATGTATTTTGCTTTGATAAGTGCTAAAGTTGTCGTCTGTATTTTGAAAAAACTCGGGTGATCTGGAGAAACACTTTGCGATAATTGTTTGTACTTTATTAGTAACTCGTTGAATTTGCCGCTGGCTTCTCCAAATTTCCCAAGAGTAAGGAGTGGCGACAAAACCAGAACGACACAAAGAAACGCTAGCCAGCCTTTGATGCCGTAATATTTTGATGAATAATCTGGATGTGAAAAGACAGTTCCATTTACTTTATGGGAATCATTTTCGCCTAATGGTGTTGTTAAAAATTCTTTTGCATACGTGTTGCCAAATTTAGCAGCAGTTCGAATATCAGCAACTCCATTTTCTTTTTTGTTTGTTTTTAAATAGCAAACTCCACGTCCGAACAATGCTTCGTTGTTGGTGCTGTCTGTCTGGAGGACTTTGTTGAAACAACTAAAGGCATTGGTGAAATCATTGAGTTCACAATAATCTGTTCCTGCAGATATTAATGAGTCTATTGTAGGCTTGTCCACGATATCCTCAGTGAAATACAATTAGCTGAATAGGTTTATACGTTATGTCCTCTCCCCAAATTTCGCCCCATATTCCTGCACCTTGCTGGGAATCTTCGCTTGCAGGCCGCGATCCTTGGCCACCCCGTATCCCTTCGTCTTCCTCTCGCCAGCACACATTTCATCACGATAGCATAAACGCCGTCAACAAGCTGCCTTACTCCGCCTTACCGTTGGCCGGGGTTTCGTAGCTCTTAAATGTCGCCATGATGCGATCCGCGTACTTGAAAATGTCGTTCAGACTTTCCAGGGCAACGCGTTCTTCCTTTTTGGCTGCATCGAACAAGCCGAGGTATTTCGTTGAACCGTTCAAGTGGAGCCGGCAAATCGGCTTCCGGTTCGTGTCGTCCAGCAGCACGCCCATGTAGCCTTGCGTATCACGCGCCGCGATGCGGGCAGGGTCGCAGCATTCCCGGAGGATCGCCTTGACGGTCAGATAGCCTTCGATTTCTTCCTGCGTCGTTTCGATCTTCGACTTGGCAGGCTGCTCCGGCACCGCTTCTGTGGGGGGCTCGGCAGCCGGGGTGGTCACGGTCATCGCGCCCTTCAGGCGCTCGTTGATGCGTTCGTCGATGAGCTTGGCGAACGCGCGCTTGATGATCGGTGTGAACTGCTCCTTTACGGCGGCAGTCATGCGGCCCGTATAGACCCGGCCAATGAAGAAACGGGCGAAATCCTCGGATGGGGTATCGAGCTCACTGGTCAGCAGCTTCTTGATCTCCCGTGTGTACTTGAGTTCCATGGCACAGGAGAGGGTCTGCTCCAGGTCGAACTGGGCCTTGGTCATCTTCTTGAGCTCGGGGACCAGGGACAGGTCGAGGTCTTCCAGGTCGACGATCATGAACGGCCTGTCGTCCATCTTATTGGGTTCGTCCAGGTCGGTGAAAAAGTGGAATCGCGCGCCGTCAGTAAGCAACGCCACGCGGCAGGCGGTCACGGAAAAATAGCGGTAGAGCTGACCAGAAGCCTGGGACAGGTCGGCTCCATATTGTTTGACTTCGATTATGAAGATCGGCTGTTCATTGAGGCAGATGGCATAGTCGACTTTCTCGCCTTTCTTGATGCCGTGGTCAGCGGTAAACTCCGGGACCACTTCCTTTGGGTTGAACACGTCATAGCCGAGCGTCTGTAAGAACGGCATGACAAGGGCTGTCTTGGTCGCCTCCTCGTTGCCGAGGTGGTCTTTGAGCTTGCCAGTACGGTTCACAAGTTCCTGGATTTGGTCAATGAAGTCCACGCCATTCTCCTTGCTACTGAATAGTCCCCTTAGGTGTCTTTCCCGAAGTCAGACCCGGGCTCATGGACGTTATTATATCCAGGATCGGCCGGAGGTTCGGCCGTCGCGTAGCTACTTTTCGGGGCGCGGGTTTTGCCCATGGCGATGGCTTCGATGCCATCGATGATCCGTTCGGGCACCGCGCCCAACTCCTGCATGGTCCGCTTATAGGTCAGCATCTCCCGCTGGGCGGGGGTCAACTTCTCGCTGAGTTCTTCCAATGGGATGGCCGGCGTTTCGGTCTTCCCCTGGTCACCGAGCATTTCACCTTCGCCGGTCAAGAGCCATGTCCCGTTCACATGAAAAGCGTTTACCCAGTTCGCGAGTGTACTTCTGCCGGGCTCTCTTTTGCCTGTTAAGTAGCCGCTCAGGGTTTGTTTGGTCACGCCACCTGAGAGCGCGAACTCAACATCCTTAATCTTAAGAGCCTGAATTAGCTCTCTTAAGCGTGATGCGAACTCGATTGTGTCGTCAGACTTCATCTTTTTTCCATGAAAAACGTTGACAAGAGTTCACGTTTTTAATTAGCCCCATAATTAAGCGACACGCAACGCGTCCGCTCATACCGCATCCCTGGAAGGGGAGGGCGCAAACGACAAGGAGACAACCATGCCGCAAGCAACCATGAACACCACCTCGCTGCCTTCCCCGGGGTTCAGCTTAGTAGGGAATCCCTCCGCATACATGGACATCCTCATCTGGCTATTGGCCGGTCTGCGCCAGTTTTGTGCCACCCCCGTGCACCAGAACCAACCAGGGGTAGATCCTGCGCAAATTCCGGAAAGGATGGCCTTGCACGGCTACCGGTGGATCGGGTCAGACCCGGTTTTGCGCCACCACCACGAAGGAGCCTAGCATGCCGCAAGCAACCCAAGAACTTCCGTCCGTGGACGACCTTCTTGCCGGGAAATGCCCGGAGTTCCTCAACGCCCCCCACGCTTGGCCCGTTTGGGAGCGTTTTCTCTTTGGAACGCGCGGGCTCTGCTCCGAATCAACTCCTCATTCCCAGTCATCAGGCGCACGTACCAAGCCAGTATTCCGGAAGCCTCATCGGCGAAGGCTGCTTCCAGCACGGCCTGTTCCTCCGAGGAAATCTCTTCATCCATGTTCTCCCGGCCGGATTCGGTTGCCACGACGTAATCAAGCACGTCTTCCAGGTGGGAACGAGGCTGCCCGGTCGCTTGCAGGAGCGCGCGCAGCATCAATTCGCGACGAGTCATAGCGGCATCCCCTTGGGTAGGCGGCAACCAACTGAGAGGTTATCTGATGAACGATTTTAGCGAACAAATACGCAACAAAACAAGTAGGCGTCAAGTGCGCCTGAAAGTTTTCCTTTTGGAAAACGGCATCGAAGTGAAGGGGTTGGCGGAAAAACGCGGCATCTCCCGGGGGGCGATGGGCGATGTGCTGTCCGGGCGGCGGCCGAAACGTGAACATATCGAATGGCTTGTAACGCAGGGAATCCCGGCGGACCTGCTGCCGCTCCCGGCTGTGCCCAAAAAGCGCGGCCCCAAACCGAAGCAACCGGCGATCATGTCCCCTGTCCCCGACGCGGAGGCGGCATGACCAGCGATCCCACACGCCATGGCGTGAACCGGTCACAGGCGGGGTCCGTCTCCCGGCACTCCTTTCGGGCGCGCATGCATGTCTTGATCCAGCCGGTAGGCGAAAAACGGCCGGTCAGGGTGCACACCCATTCCTCGCAGTCGGCGCATCCGGGCCCCCGGGCTGGCGGTTCCATGCCGCCACGCTGCCAGGAAGATTCCTGGCCGGCCACGAGATAGAAAGAGGCGAATCTATGGCACGCAAATTCGATTCCCTGGTCGAGGTGCTTCACGAAGACGTCCTTGACGCACCCTCCGGACTGACGCCGGGCGAAATCGGGGAGGAGCTTGGTTTCTCCCGCTACAACACGTTCATGAACCAGATTTCGCAGCAGGACGGTTTCAAGCTCGACGCCAACATGGTGTTGCCGCTGATGCGCAAGACCGGCTCGAAACGACCGCTGCACTATCTTGCGTCGCGCATGGACTGCGTGGTCATCGACCGGCCGCGCGCGGCGGCGGGGACGGACACCCTGGCCCGGCAGGCCATCAAGGCCGTGGAAGAGGTCGGGGACGTGATGCGGGTTTTTCTCGAGACGTCCGGTGACGGGGACATCAGCGCCCGGGACAAGCGCGATGTGCACAAGGAAATCTACGAAGCCGTGCAAGCCTTGATCGCTTTCGACAAGGCCCTGGAGATCGCCTGACCATGGCCGCCACGTCGACCTCTCGCCAGGGAGTGGCCGCCTCCGGGCCGCGCGAACATCCTCCGCGCGCGGCCTCGGCCGTTGGCCGGGGAGCGCTTTCCTCCCCGGCCTCTGGCGAGGCGTCGACCCGAAACGGCGTCACGGCGGACGCGTTCCCCCTCCGCGCGTTTGGCCCGGCGCGGCCGACAGTTCCCCCGTCGGCCGCGCCAGCCCCGCCAGCGCAAGCCCTTCGCATCCACGACATGCGCCAGCAAGGCGGCGCGCGGCGCATGTCGCTTTTCGACCTGCCCGAACCCGATTCGCGCCAGGGCCTCAAGCTGACGCTCACGGTCAAACAGTGGCGCGTGTTCCTGGACCCGGACAACTGGCCCCGGCCGCGTTTGGCCGTGCTCAACCTGTTCGAGGAGTACGGCCGTTTCGTGGGGCGTCCGGCCTGCGAAGTCGTTCCGGCCGCCGGGCAGGGCTGGTTCGGCCCCGGCCAGGAGCCGTGGCATCGGGCCATGGCGGCGATCCTCGCCTTCGCCCGGGAACGCACGGGGTTCGACTACAAGTACCAGGAAGGCATGAGCTACGACACGACCGCCTACTACGACGAGGAGCGGCCGTTTCTCGATTTCCCGGAAGAACCGCTGTTCATGAGCCACCAGGATTTCCCGGAGCACCTGGCCCACATGCGCTGGGACCGGACGTATTCCCTGCCCGAGCGGTTTCGGAAAGGAGCGGTGGCATGAGTGTTTCCGGCCGCGATCCGCTGCCCGGCGTGTTGCCCTTTGCGCCCGGGGACCGGGTGGGGATGCCCCAGCGGTGGCGCTCCGGTCGCTGCGCCACCTGGATCATGGCCATTGTCTGGACGGGCGAGGAATGGGCGGCGCGCTGCGCCGGCGAACGCAAACCGGTGCCGCTCGGGCTGCTGGAGCGGCGAGGAGGCGGGAAATGAGCGTCTACGAATGCCCCTACTGCGAAGCGGAATTGTCCGTTTGGGACCTTGGCACGACGGATGGCTTCATGGGGGGAGAGGACACCCAGGAACACACGATCATCTGTCCCAAGTGCCGGCGCGAAATCATCGTCGAGGTCGAGATAGAGGCGGATTATTCTCTCCGGCCGGCCAAGACCGTTTCTATGGACGGCGAAGAGGTCCCAGACATGGAATACGACATGGCCGACGTCATGCGCCACTTCGCCAAGCGCCCGGACCAGCTCTACGTGGCTCCTCATGAAATTTCCTGCGAGGTCTGCCGCCGCTCGGGCGACACGGATTGCCGCACGGCGGCGGACTACATCAAGGCCGGCTGGCGCGTGGTGGCCGAATACCCGGGCGTGCGCGCCACGTGCCCGGCCTGTCGCGGAGGCGTCCATGCGCACGCAGCTTGACCGCAAGTTTTCCGAGGCCGAGACGGCCGTGGCCGCTTTGGCCGCTGATCCGTTTTTGACCATGTCGCAACGCCATGCCCTGCGCGGCGCGCTCGGCACCATCCAGGGCGTGGCGCTCGTACGGCGTCATGCGCTGCTGCGGCTGGTCCCGTGCGGCATGATTCCCCCTGTCGATTGCCGCGAACGCCAGCTCCCGGCCGGCGACAGGGACGGAGGGCGCGACGATGCCGCGTAACCCCATGCGTCAGGAAATGAAGTTCGTCCGGACCCATACGATCATCCTCTACACCAATGCAGCCAAAACCCCGATGACCACCACGGACAGCTTTTTCCAGCGGCTCCGGGTCATCCCCCTGGCCATGGCCGAAGACCACGCCGCGCAACCGGACGAAAAGCGGGAGGGCGATCATGCAGCCTGACGCCATCGCCCTCGCCATCTTGTGGATCGTCTGGGGTTTGGCCGTGCTGGCCATCGGCGCGGCGCTCTGGATTGGCCGGCATGAGCGCGTCGTCGGCCGCCGCATCGACATCGCCCCGGAAACCGCCGCCCGGTTTGAGCGGTAAGGAGAAGACCGTGCCCGGCATGCTCGCATCATGTGTGGATTTGACCGAGATCCCGGAGGAAGGGCCCGACATGGAAGGAATCCGCGCCCTCAAGCTCCACCTGGACGCGGCCGAGGCCATGGCCGACGCCGCCCAGGCGGAAACTAGGCTGCGCCATCTGCTTGGGCGTCATGCCCTGGTGCTCCATCCCGACGCCCAGCAAGCCGCCCGCGACTGCCTGGACGCCCTGGACCGCCTGGACAACCTCGGCCGCAAGGCCCGGGCGCTGGGGGTGTAGCCATGCGCGATGCCACCCTCTCCATTCTCCGCGACGACCTGCTGGCGGCCGTCTCCCGGGCCGCATCCGCCGTAGCGGCGTCGGCCAGGAAAAACACCATAAACGGTAACGTCTGGTTCGACGCGTCCGCCAGCACGCACGGGCGGATCACCCTCACGGCCACGGACGGCACCCTGGACGTCCATTGTCGGCTGACGGCCGCTCCGGGATTCGATCCATTCCGCTGCGGCCTCCCGGCCAGGAAATCCCTGGATCTGGTTTCCCGCCTGCCGGCCGCCCCAATTATTCTTTCCCCGGACCCGGACGCCGGTATGCTGCGCCTGCGCTGTGGCCGGACCCGGGCCAGCCTGCCCATGACCGACTGGCGCTACGCGCCGACGTTGGAGCCGCTGCCGGAAACGACCCATCCCCTCGATCCGGCGCCGCTGGCCGCTGCCATTGCCGCTGCCGCGCCCTCGGCCGGTGACGAAGAGGAAGGCCTCGACCAGGTGCGCTTCACGCCTTTTGGCGAAGCCGGGGCGCTTCGGGTCGAGGCACTGGACGGGCACCAGTTCGTGCGCGTGGACGTCCCAGGGCAGGGCGGCCAACAAGGCTGGTGGCGGGCCGTGCCCGACGCCTTCGGCGTGGAGGCGCGGCGCATGGGCCCCGGCGCAAAATGGATCGAAACGGCCCGGGCCATGGCCGTCTCCGACAAGCGCCTGTTCTTCGTCGACGCCGTGGGTTGGTGGAGCCTGCCCGTGCGGCGCGGCGTCTGGGTCGAAACGGACCGGCTCATGGCCAAGGTCGAGGACGTCTACGCCGTGGATATCCGCGCCCAGGTTTTCGCCGATGCGGCCGAACGGCTGGCCATCTACCTGCCCGAGGGGAGCAAGAATATGTGCCTCACCCTCGGCCAGGGCGACGCGTCCCTCTGCCTCCCGGCCGTGCGCGGCTTCGAGCCGTTGGAAACGCTGGCCGGTTCGGTTCCGCAAACCCTCCGCGTTATCGTTCCCGGCGTGGAGTTCGGACGGTTCCTGCGCCGCGCGCCGTCGGAAACGGTCCGGCTCTGCTGCGGCGGCCCGGTCCACCCCATCGGTGTTTTTCCGCTCCACGACGGCGGGAAGATCAGGGAAGGCTGGACCGGGATTTTCATCGGCTGCGAGGATGACGTCGCGGCCTACACCAGCGAGGAGGCGGCGGCATGAAAGCCGTCGCCCAGGCCCGGGCCGAACGCCGCTACGTCAGGAAGCGTTGGCGGCGCTGCGCCCGGTGCGTCTATTTCCGCTCGCTCAATGGCCATGGGAACAACGTTTGTTCCCTGGACGGCGCGCCAACGCCGAAGACGGCGTATTGCAAAGAATTCACACCGACAAGGAGGCCGGAATGCAACCCCGTGAACTGACCCAGGAAGAGCGTGATTGGATCGACGATTGGCTGCCGCGCCTCCCCATGCGGGTGGCCAGGGAAGCGGTCTACGAGGTCACCGCAGGCCTCATAAAACCGGCGACGTTGAGCAATGCCGACGCGGCCGGTACGGGGCCGGCCAAACGCTACAGTTTCGGACGCAAGAAGGTCGTTTACGACATGCGCGACGTACTGGAATGGTTTGTGCGTAAGCACGGCCTCAATCTGCAACGTGATCTGGCCGGGATGGTGGCTTGCAAAGAACCTCGACGTCGGAGGCCAGCCAGGAAGGGCGAAGATGCGCGTACCGCTGTACCATCGCCGGAGTCTTATGCCGCATGAGCTTTTGGATGCGGTAGAGTTCCACGTCGGCCAAAGCCAACCAAGAACCAAAAGTGTGGCGCAGACTATGAAACGTCAATTGCTGTCTTCTGTCCGTGACGCCGTCGTTCAGCCCGAGTGCGCGGGCCAGCCGGGTGAAGCGTCTGGACATCTCCCGGTCTCCATCGCGCGTCGTGCGGAAGATATGCTGCCCCGGCGCTATTGTCAGAAGCCGCTTCTGCAACATTGCGCGCACGCGGCTGTTGAGCGGCACCACGCCTCCGGGCTTTCCGTCAGCCTCGCGCACAGTCAGAAAACCAAGCTCAAGGTTGACGTCCGCCGGCATAAGCCTGTTGAGCTCTCCCAGGCGCAAACCGGTGTCAACGGCCAGGATGCAGGCATCGTGCAGGTCGGGGTTGCCCAGCTTACCCGCTGCGGCCAGGAACCGGTCGAATTCGTCGTGTGTGAAAAACCGTTCACAGGCGTTGTCGAGCCGGGGCAGCTTCACCAGGGCTACCGGGTTTCGCAGGGTGTGCAGCCCGAGACGTCCAAGATGGTTGAACGTCTTGCGCACGAGAGCCAGCACCTGCAAGGCTGTCGCCCGGCAATGGGAGGCGACCATCTTGTCACGCAACGCCTCGAGGACCTGTGGCGTCACCTCGTCGAGCGTAAGCGCGCCGATGACGGGGAAGATGTGCAGCTTCAGCCGCGTCTTGTCCGCCGCTGCCGACTTCTTCTCCCTCTCGGCCCAGGGGATGTAGTGAGCCTCGACCAACTCTTTGTAGGTCGCTCCGGCCGCGTTGCGCTGCTTCTCGGCCTGCTCCTGCTCCCGCGCCGCGATCCTGGCGGACTCGCGCTTTCCGGCCAAGGTAGCCGGTCCGTCTCCGGTCGTGTGGGCCCGTTGCAGCTCCGCCCGCATCTCGGAAGCCTTCTTGGCGTTCCAGCCCTCGGAAGCCCAGCCCAGCCCCTCCTCGTGCAGTATGCCGTCGCGTCGGTAGCGGATAGCGAAATACCGATCTGTAGAATTCCCGTCCTTCCTATATCGCACCCCGACGTATGCTGTTTTAATCCATTGTCTAGCCAT